TTTTTTTTTTCAAGCAGAAGACGGCATACGAGATCTAGTACGGTCTCGTGGGCTCGGAGATGTGTATAAGAGACAGCGTCGAGCACGTCGAGCGCCCCCAAGCACGTCGAGCACGTCGAGCGCCCCCAGCAAGCGCCCCCAAGCACGTCGAGCGCCCCCAAGCACGTCGAGCGCCGTCGAGCGCCCCCAAGCACGTCGAGCGCTCCAACCAAGGAAAAACATTTATCTACGTTATTTGTGAGCTACCTCACTGCACTCGAGATCTAGCTATGCTTTACTGTATACATGATGAATAACACGCAAAACGAAATCGCCCGAATCGAAGCCACGATCACGGGCCTTTACACCATGATGCTCGATGCCAAGACGGCAGAGGAGAGGGAATACTGCAATGACGCGATCGAGTCATACGAGAACACGCTAGCGCAACTGGCGGAGGACGAATACTTCAACGGACGCTAAGCCCTAAGGCTTAGGCCCCTCCGATGGAAGGCCCCCTAACAGGGGCCTTTTCCAATTGTGCCATGGAAGGCCTCTAGCAGGCCCATACAGTCCCGATCGCCTCTACTGGTAGGGCAACCCATCCAAACCGTTTAGCAGGGTTTTCACCCATAAGGGTTAGTGTAACTGTACAGTGTCACTGTGTGGCCCAGCCCACATCTATGGTCGATTATGTCGAATTCTGTTGACGTGGCTAAGTACCCGTAATGACTCGAGAATTGGGCCGTCAAGAGAAAAGCGACATGAGCCCAGTCAAATATCGTGCCATCCAGTCACAGCGGATAAATCCGTTGTCACTGTAATGTGTCTAGTCTGGAGAAGTGTGAGCTACCTCACAAATCGGCCGCCGTCGAATGACCATACATGACCATACACTACATGACCATATACATAGGGCAACACACTTGGCACATACATTGCACCTAGCAAGAAGCGTGCCAGAGTTCTTGACCCGGGGGGTGAACATACACTGTGGGCGGGTCCCATACATGTGTGTGTAAAGTCCCTTCTCGACCGGTGTGTCAATATAACTTCATAAATATATTTTACAGCCAGTTATTGAAAAAGGGATCGTTTTGAAAGAAAGCACCCGATTACCCATTGACAGCCCTGGTAAGGGTCTTATCGTGGGGACATGAGCGAAACGGAACCCCACAGCGTAGAATTTAGCACCAACTTCCGCTACCACTGCGTGCCCAACGAGAGCAAAGAGACCCTGTGTGGAAACAGAGCCCTCGACATCGCCTGGGACCCACCCTACATCTGGTCCCAAAAGGACACATCGAGCCCCATCTCTGGGTCACTCCCCAGGTGTGACGCGTGCCTGGCGAGCGACGACCTACCCATGGCCCTCCTGGGAGACGTGCCATGAGCTTCGAAGTCATACAGGGTCACATGGCGTCCCGCGAGGAATACCTGAAGTGGGACAGATGGGACCAAGAGCACCTACTGGCGTTCTGCGGATTCAACCTGAACGACCAGTGGGGGGAGACCGGCGACCTGGGGAGACAAGAGCACTGGGTAGCCGAGGACGGGCTGTGCCTGGAGTGCGTGGACCACCCTGACTACGTGCTCTCGGTACTGGCGGAGGTGCCGTGAACCCGACCTACTACCACCTCGGGATGAAGCATGCCCCAGGGTGCGCCCCTATCATGGCGTGTGGCGTTCATCTGCGGAGTTCGGACGAGGGCAGCTGGGACAACTGGCCTGAGTGGCAGCTGCACACCCACAGCTATGGTTCGAGGCATAACCCCAAGGTGCTTGGCGAACCCCGCTGCCCACGCTGTCTCGAAAGTGATTACTACGGTATGTGTGTTCTGGGGGACCTGTGAGGGAGCTTCAGCATATCATCACTATCGTCTCCTTCGCTGATTCCCTGGGCGAGATGGATACTGTAACGACAGGGTGTGGGCTGACCGTCAGCAACAAGGTACTGTTCGCCAAGGATAACAAGAGCCACAACCTCAATGCTGAGCGCTTCCTCCAGTCTGGGGTCAACAGGTGCCCAGGGTGTGAGGAGTACGCTACCCTCTATGTGCTAGCGAGCTTGCCATGAAGTATGATTTTTGGAAAAGGCGAGCGAAGGAAAAATCCGAACCTTCGGTTGACGAGGAGTTCTCGCTTCAACCGCTCAAACCCGACTTCTTATATAAAGATGTATTACTACATTGTTTCTCGTCGAGACCACTCGGCCTTTCCACGTTGTGTGGGCTGGAGTACAGTGAGGTAGTGTTCGCCCACCGCCCTGGGATGTTCGTGGAACAACCCTATGATGATGTGCAGCTGTGCAAGGCCTGTAGGGACCACCCTGACCTGGCCTTGGAGATTCTAGGAGACCTCCCATGATATTGCCAGAGATAGGATCCATCTGGGTACATAAGTCTAGCCCCTACGACAAAGCGTATTACATGCCTAGGTCACTGAGGGTCGAAGACACCTACAAGACTATAGCCATCGAGCTGAATGATATGAAGACGCCATCTGAGCATATGGTCAAGGCAGTGGGGTGGGACTTCGTCCTGAAGGTAGAGGTGCTCCACCAGTGCTATGAAGAGGTCACAGACCCAGACGATATAGGATTCTTCCTGCTGCAGGAGATGCCATGAAGGTAGTTCACCTCATACACAAAGGAAAGGACGATAATGCCCTCTGTGGGCACAAATTAGATTACACTAAACATAAAGGAGACCAGGGCTGGTGTACCCTGCACCTAATAAGAAAGTATGCCCGTAACAACCCTCCTGATGCTGACCCCTCCAAGGAGTTCTGGAGAGTGCGGACCCCATGGAAATGGTGTGAGGAGTGCTTGACATCTTCTGATTACGCATTATTTGTATTGGGAGACCTCCCATGATTACTTTCCACATAGCGGTGAGAAAAGACCCAGAGATAGGCACGATGATATTGCCTGTGCTTTGTGGGAAGCAAGTGTACTTCGATTCGCTGTGGAGGCAGGACGAGCGCTGGACTACTATAGAGGAGCTTGCGGAGGGCGACATGGAGTCGCTGCCTGACCATGTAAAGATTTGTGACGACTGTCTACTGCTGACCTTAGGAGAAGTAGGATGACCCAGGATCTAGACAAACTTGAGCAGCCTATCTACAACCACTGCGCGGCCAGTGCCACTGACCAGAGTGTCACGCTGTGTGGTCAGAAGTGGCGGCTCTGGTGCTCTCTACCTGATCGCTTCCTTCTTTCGCTAGTCGGAAAAGACCCGGATAGCCCTCCGCCTTGCCCAGCGTGCATGGCCCACCCTGATTACCCACTCCTAGTCTTGGGACACATATGATGACTACCACCCACTTAGTTAGACAAGCCGTGGAGCCAGACTTCGAAGGCCTACTCCTACCTGCTACGCTGGTGTATTGTGGTGCGGACGACGTTCTGCGACACTCTGACCATACAGAGGATGAAGTTCCGGTGGATGGCTGGTGTACCGTGGAGTTTGTGCTTAGCGAAGATGAAGACTATGAAGGTATCTATGGAGACACAACTCTTTGCCCTAAGTGCATGGAGCACCCCGATGTGGCTATAGCCTTTCTGGGGGAGCTATGAGCCACCCAGACGAATCCCAGGACTTCCTCCATATCTACCCAGACGGGCATGAGGACGGTACGGCCTACTGTGGGTCCTTGTGGCGCTACTCTGTCCCTCTGGAATGGTATCTCACCTCTGACAGTGTGGGTAACTATGAAATGTGCCAAGAGTGCCTGGCATCAGAGGAGTTCGCCCTGGCTGCGCTAGGCGCAGTATAATAAGATATAATAAGCACTAAATCAATTGGCAAACCACTTACATACAGCGACCTAACACTACTATGTCATATAGACACCCATCAGAAACAGACGCATGTATCCACATAGCCACCACAGGCGACTGGAACAATGTGATGGTGTTCGTGGGCCTCAAGCCTTTGTGCGGCGTACTCTTACTGGGAATGAAAGACTTCGACTCCATTGTCACCGTATCGGACCTGGAGCACATGCCTCTAGCCGATGATGAATACTTGTGTCCCTTCTGTCTGGAGCACGAGGACTACCCGCTACTTGTTCTCGCCTGCGTTGGCGAGTAGCATCAAGGTCCTAGCTTCCTCGTCCCTCCAGCAGATCTCACACTTCTCGTCTTCCGGGTAGTAGTCGATGTCTACTGCTGCCTCTTCCAGGGTGATGAGGACAGAGTATTGATCTCTCCATGCGCTGTCAGCAGAAAGGCCACACAAGGTCATTTCTCCATCAGGGAGGGCAATATGTACTTCTTCTATAGGTCTCATCTTTAGTGTAGCTTATGTTGGCTTATACAAGATCATTCTGGACTAAATCAAACTTGGCATGTAGTTTATGATTAGCGTTTCCCCTGCGATTTCCAATGGTTGCGAGCCTCTCGATCATTTCGATCATAACACTAAATCATTCCAAAACGTCAACCACGATCGGACCAGAAACGCTTATCAAATATAGGGGCTAATTCACACACTTAAAACGTTTTATTGATCTTTAATGATCAACTATGGGAGAACAGCCAATAACGCCAGGTTGTAGTCTTCAGATTCCAGACATCGTAGGCATATCGTCTCATCATACCTACTCCGCATAACAAACCGCGTACTAGTCGTGTTGCTCCCGGTTCGCACCCTGACAGCGTTCAGGTTTCCTTTGGGGTCGCGCGGTCCTTCCAGGTGGTACGAGTATTTGGTGAAGATCATCCCAGCGCGTAGCTTCGCCCCACAGAAGGTTTTGGGCCTTCCCTTATGAGGATCATCCCAGGTAATGTGTATCGGAACCATTGGTGCTGCCATAGTAGAAATAGACATGGTGGAGTTATAGATCCGTTTTGTATAACCGCACCCAATTACCCATAAAAACCGGGTAAGGGGCTGGTTATCTCATAAAGCTTTATTATAATGGGTTTGTGAAATAAAGTATAGCGAATTTGCTATACACGCGCTAAAGCTAAAAGGCCAAACTCCTCCGACTCCAGACAGTCCTTACAGATCGTGAAAGTGTTACCATATCGGTATGAGTTGTAATACCCGTACATCTTGATGGAGTCCTTCGCCACCTCTCGGAAGTCCAGGCTGCAAGCCTCGATACCAGTCCTGGTCAGGTGGACTGAGTAGCTGATCTCCTCGTGCAGCTCTAGCTCACACCCTCCTAGCCAGAAGAGGCTCTTGGTTGGCATAACCCCATGGGTGCTCCCAGCAATCCTGCCGCACAACACTTCGGCACCCAGTCTGCAGGGTTCGTCGTTGTAGGGACCGTCCCCAAGATGTATTACTGGTTTATTCATAAATATGTATCTACTTACACTTGCGTCAAATTCTCTGTAGAATAGAAATCCGCTCTCACTGTAATTAGGCAGCTACCAGGATATGCATCGCGTAACAGTCCTTGCAGAGGTGGAATACGCTTCCGCTGGGTCCGTGGAGGTAGTAACCTGTTCCTATCTTTATGAAGTTCGCAGTATGGTCATATCTGTGTCTGTAGATCATCAGGTCTTTTTGGTCACTCCAAACCATCCCATTGGCTAGGCTGTTGGGGTCGTTCTCCTCCCCACACAAGGTCGTAAGCTTGGTGTGGTCGTAGATATGCATCCCCTTGAGTAGGGAGTCCTCTCCTATGGAATATGTTTCCATGTCCGTCTCTTCTGGATATCATACACGGTGTTCAGCGAAACGTTGTACTCTTCAGCTAAAAGCTTGGTGGAGTCCCCCATGTCGAGCCTGTTCCTCATCAAGAGCACGTTTGCCGCAGTCAGGCGCTTGTCGATGGTCAGGTGACCCGGTCTAACGCACAAAGGGTTCTTGCAGGTGTGGCGAACTGCCGCACCCTCTGGGATGGGGCCTTTGGCTAGCTCCCAGGCAATCTTGCCTGCTGTGTAATACTTACCTTGATAATAGAACCGACCGTAGCCCATGTCGTTGGTGCAGCCGGTCCACATCCAGCAGCCCCCTCCTACTTTGACCTTCCGCCAGAACTTGTCTTCCTTTGAGGTCATGGTGTCCACGGCACGCTTCCAATGTCCATCCCAAAATCATCGAAGAGGGGGTCTGTGGCGTTTGCCTGGTCGAACCTGCTGAACAGCTCAATCTTCTTCTGGAGAGGGTGCATCTGCACAATGCGCTCGCGCACCTCTAAAGGTTTAGCAGAGTGCTGGGTCCTAGGAGCGAAAACCACTTGACGGACCTTTCTAGAGCCTCGTGGCTTAGGAACCCTGCGGACCTTGCTCACGTTGACCATCTCGCAGCTAGAGAGCGTATAATGTCCAGGATTGACCTGCAAAACCTGCCCGCCCTTAGTCTTGACCCACACGAAGGCTGTAGTGGCGTGTTTGAAGCCCCAAGCCTCTGTTACCTTCATGGCGTCTTCCAGAATGGGTGGGCTATACCACAAATACAGCAAACACCCTTCCGGGTCTGTTATTCGCTTGATGTCGTCGCCCATCTTGCACAAGTCATCAACAGACATAGTAGTGTAGTACTCAGCGGCGCTAGACGAGTAGTCCTGGTCCTTTCCACCTCTTTGGACCTGCCCTCTGTAGCTCCAGGGGCAGTCGGCGTAGATGACCTGGTAAACGTTCTTACACTTCTTGAGATCTTTAATCAATGCCATTAATACTCCCGTTCGCCTCTGCGGCTTGCGTTAACTTCTTTTATAACAGCCAACGCTGCTGCGTTCCAAGCCTTGTTAGCTACACTCTGGTCTATGCAAATGCCAGAGGTAACCATGGCATGTCGGTAAACTTCTCCGAAAGCTTTGAGTGCCGCTGCGCCCTCGGGCGTGATGGGCTCTATTGGCTTTCTACTCATAGCCACATCTCCGTTGGGTACTGAAGTACGCGGTACTTCATGTCCAGCTGTCCAATCCTATACAACTCTTTAATCAAGTACATCATTTCTTTACCTCTCTAACAGGGTAGGCGGAACCGCACTTGGGGCAGAACAAATAGAAGCACTCTAGCTCATGTGAGTACCTTTCGTGTAGACCATAGTTGCACTGGTAGAACCCTGCTTGAAAATCGCACGTAGCGCCCCAATGCCCATCCCAACGTTTGGGAGTAGACAAGACCCGCTCATATGGTACGTCGAGATTCATTTCTCAAGCCTAATCTCTAGGTCGTCATAGAAACCCTCTATGCGCCTAGCTAACTCCTCATCTTCAATACCATAGAGAGGAGGATCTCCCATTACGTTCAGGAGTAGCTGTCCAAGCCGCAGGTCGGGGTATCGTTCCCACACCTGCTCAATCCGTTGCAGTATCAGCGGAATTCTGTCTGGGTCTCTCATTGGAAGTCCTTGTTGGTCTGGGGGAGGCTTTTCTCCAGCAAGAGCAGGTGCCTCTCGGCTTCCTTCACCAAAGTCACCATCTGGTAGCCTTTAGTCTCCGCCGACCCATAGTTGTTAGCAAAGATGTGCTGACGTAGCTCCTCTGGCTTCAACCCCTTGAGGTTGTCCAGAATGAGCCGTAGTTCCTCAACGGCCTTGAGTAAGTCATCTTTGTTCATTAGAAGTCAACCTTTGCTAGCTTCTCTAGAAGCAAGTCCACCTTGGCTTCGAGGATCTCCAGGTTGAGTACCGCTATTTCCTTACGTCTCCACTCCCCCACGTTGGGGCCGCCTATACCACAGCTTTGTGGCTTTTCTGTCTTCATTCGGTGCCGCATCGCCTCTAGCTCTTCTAGGCGGGTCATACGCCCCAGTCCTCTCTGATAAGATCCCGAATCTCTCGGGGCGTCTCGTCAACTAAAGCTGTAGCGCCTTGCTTGAAAACAACATAAGTGTGTGGCTCCTTGCGCTCTGCCAACACGATATTCTCCTCGTTAACGAAGATGTCTGCTCGTGTTTCCGATCCCTTCAATATAATCATACCTGAATCTCCACTTGCTTGTCTAGTTCATAAAACTCGGTCTCAATAATCCCGTACTTACCTTGTGTGGTAACGTTGACCATCTTCAGGTCGTAGCTTAGCCCTAGCCCAATGACCGTTACAGGGCCGTTCATCCAAGACATGGCCCCGAAGATAGTGTCACCACACTTCAGCTTAGCGGCTGCCTTGAAGGCCTTCACATCAGGGTCTAGCGAGTGCTGAGACACTTCCAGTGCGGCTACAATCCAAGGCTCCTGCTCCTCAGGGGAAAGGTCTTCCCAGGGGACGATGTCCTTGTTGTCTTTCTTGAAGATGGCGAACGTCGAATGGACGTTGTAGTTGAGCTTCCCTAATTCATCTCTGGTCATGCCCTTACCATAAGTCGGGCTGTAAAGAGGTCAAGGGGGTAATGCTACTTTTATTTCTTATAAAGCTTTAAAGACTACTTTTGTAAACATGTTTACAAGCACACTGTAATTCACCAGCTATAGAAGCATATAAGAGGTATGCCCTTGCGCGCAGCCGCAGTTGTTACTGCGTGGGCTACAACGGTATTATCATTCTTCCAGAAGGCTATGATAGCATCTGCTTGGTCAACAGCCCTGATGTGTCCTACTAAGGACTCTTCGAGATCGTTTACGAAAGGAGATAGCTTCACCAACTCCATTGGAAGCTCCATTTTCTCTCCCCAGGCCTTGAGACTCAGGCCGAGGTTGCTACCGGCCCTATCAAGGATGAGACTCGACGGAGGCTGCCCAAGAGCAAGAAGTAGGCAAGGAAGTATTGCATCCAAGTCCTCCGGGCTGATCGGGGAGAACATGGGCTCAATTATGAGCAATTTCATAGGCTTACACTATAAGCACGAATGACTTTGTTGTAAAGGCCTTTTAAGGCCCGTAGCCCTATATGGTGCCTACCCCTAGCCCTAACCCTTGGAACGCCTCTAAGGTGCCTTCTGGGGCCTCTAAGGGACTACTGTGATTCCATCCCTGGGGGCGTTTGTATTTTGCGGCCCACTCTTACTGTATAGTGCTAAGTACTAAACTGAATCCTTAGGGAGTTGTGGCCGGTTCGGGCACGGCCTGCCCTTCCACTTTACAATATTAGCTGCATTAGTCAAGTACTGAAATATGTTTACATTCTTTTACAAGTATCTTTGTCTTACCCCCTAGACATCGCTATTCTACGCGTTATAGTCCCCCAGACGCTTTGTAGGGAAGAGAATTAGAAGAGTAGGTAGAGTAGGACCAGTAGGGGCCTAGAGGCCCTTGGAAAGCTAAATACAAGAACTATACCATATGTAGTGGCTATGATGAGAAGAGTCCTAAATTAGTTATGAATGAGATCACACACAAGCTGGATAGCCAGAACCACTCCAAGCATATCTTCACCATACGGGGACTATGCGGCTACTTCGAGGTCTACGACCTAGAGGTCCATAAGCAGTACGACACTCCCTTCATCGAAGAAGACTACAACTGTGAAGAGTGTCTGAGGGAAGAGGGCCTTGCCTTGTTGGAGCGGCTATGAAGGATACAGTACATAAGTACAGGTTCTTCTTCGGACCTCGAAGGAATGGACAAACTATAGGCTATGCTTGGTGTGGGGAGGAAACTACGTTCTATCGGCCCCTCACAGCTTTAGACCTGCTTCTGGAGCCCAACTGTGAGGCTTGTTTAGATGAGCACGCTTTGGGCCTGTTAGGAGATGCGGAGTGATCAAGCATCGTCATAAATACTTTCTGAGAGAAGGGGACTGTAGTCAGGTTTACTCTAAGGCTTGGTGCGATGTTGAGACTGTCATAGTGAGTGAAGGGGACGATAAAGTAGTATTAGACTGGGAAGAGCCAATTGCTTGGACTTTGAAATCTACCACTTGCGAAGACTGTCTAGACGCTATAGGTTTAGGTATGTTAGACGAGACCTACTATGACTGACATACACAAGTTCAAGTGCTTCAACGGCGATCTCTATGATGGGAAGCGTATGGAGATGTGGTGTGGTGTCACGCTGGACACTACAGAGCACGATCACTACACCAGGGACATGGACGGCGGAACCTGTGAGGAGTGCCTAGCTGAGAGAGCGCTCTACATGCTTGCGAGGGTGCCGTGACTGTTCACCTCATCAATGAGACTCGCGACGAAACCTACTGTGGTATCTCAGCGAAGTTCTTTCTGGACAAGGAAAACACCACCATGTGTGGTAATGTCAAATACCTACGTGGTCCAGTCACTGAGACTCATACAGACTTCTACACCAACGTAGCTACTCATGCTGCAGAGTTTGCGGACTGTGACGACTGTATGGAAGAGTATGGCCTCATTCTACTGGAGCGGCTATGACCGACCCGCCCCTACAGCTCATACATTTGCACACAACCAAAATGACGATGACTCTGACGAGTGATAAGCCCGAACGCTGGGATCGTGTCCAGTATACCTGCTGCGGCCTAAGTGTGATGGACCCTACAGTGTGGAATGTTATTCACTCTCACCTCCTCAATAAGGTGACTTGCGAAGAGTGTTTGAGTGTTTATGCTTTAGAGAAGTTAGCGGAAGTGCCATGATGGTTCATTCTCCAAGAGTAGGTTGGTGGTATACCAACAAGAAGCTTCAAAGGAAGGGCGGCCTTACCAGTTGCTCCCAGAGGATGTATACCTCGCGCCGGATGTCCAGGGACTGGAGCAAGGTGACCTGCAAAAAGTGCAAAGCGGAGCATGCCCTCCAGCTGCTAGGGAGCTTGCCATGATCCATTATCTCAAACAGAAGTATAAGAACGTAAAGGGCAGTATCTCCTTCCTCGCCTGGTGCGGGGAGGACGATGACGTGCCTCAGAGGGACCTTAGCAATCCTATCCCTCGTAAGTTCACCTACAACATCAGCAACGTGAACTGTGAGGACTGCAAGGAAGCAGCGGCCTTAGAGGAGCTGAGCAAGATTCCATGAGCGTAACCCACTACCAGTTTGGTGTATCCTATATAGAGGACGAAGAAGGCTGGAGGGTGCAGACTGGTTGTGATGAGGTCCTTTACAATGACAACGGAATGTCTGATGACTGGACTTCTGAACATTTGAGCGAAGTTGACTGCCCGAAGTGCAGAGAAGTATATTCTTTAGAGATTTTGGCCGAGGTGCCTTGACAATGAACCAAAAGGACTTACAGTATTATTATGCAGATTAAAACACCCAGAGGAGAGGCTATCAATTCCCTCCTCAAGTCTATCGTGAATATCGAGCATGCTATGGCGGTGGACGCTGATAGCTGGGACTACACTGACATTAGTGACGCCCGCGATGCACGCGATACCATTCGTAACCTTCTCCACACCTTCGAGGCGGAATCCGATGATGACAATAGCTAAGATCGTTATTCTTGTTGGACTAGGCTTCTTTGCAGGCCAGACCTACCGTCCAGCCTCAGCTGAGGCCGGTGTAGTGGACCGAGTGGTTGAGGAGCTTCACGGAATCGCTGAGGCGGTAGACCGTGTGGGAGCCAGACTGGTTTGTCCCGAGTGAGCCCCACCTACTGGTCTAGGTCGCAGGAACCCTTCCCTGAGGAGGATGTTAAGTACTACGCCAGGCTGGTCTCCAAAATAAGAACTGGTCTCCGCGTTATCCATACTCAAACAGGTATGGAGGAACTCACTGAGGAAGAGTACACGGAGTTCCTTATAAAGGAGTGGACTGGCTCACCTCGTGAGGGTGTGTGGACTATGATTGAGCATTTGTTAAAATGACACGTTTTTGGCCCAATGACATCTATCGCGTTGCCTTCGGAGGGGGGCACATAGACATAGGCGTTTCAAAGGACTGGGTGCTCTGCATCAAGGTTCAGGGCACAGGAGAAGACAACTCGGTTAACATGTTCCACCAACTGTCCGAAGCAGACGCGCTGGAGTGTTGGATCGAGTTGCACAAGCTATTCAAGGGAAGTGAAGATGAGTCCTGAACTCCAAGCCTTCCTTTTGTTCTTTGTCATCATGGGACTCTTTGCTTTAGTGCTGGGGTCTGTTAAATGAAGCCCTTTGACATGTTAGTAGGTTCTGCCTTCATCCTGCAGGTGTACAACCTGTACGCGCTAGGCCAGGGACACATCCATTACGGGGTAATGGTTTGTATTTATGGACTCTTCGCTATCTCTGAGGCCTGGGTAGCAATAGCGGACAACAGGAAGTCGTACTGGCTTTTTGTGGCCTTATCCACGTTCGGCGCGATTCAAGGAGTAATAGGATATGTCAGAGAGTAAAACATACACACTAGATCAACTTTCAACAATGCTTAACTGGCACAAGGCCGCCATCAAGGTCATCCTTCGAAAGATGGACGTTGACCCTGATCTTCCTATTGAGGAAGAAGATGCTGAAGCCTTGGCCGAGAAACTAAGAAAACCCTGGCCCGTAGGTAAGTAACATGGATATTCTATTCTATTTTCTAGTCCTGGCAGCAGGATATGTCTTGGGTCTTGGAAGTCGCTTGGTCGTCAAGCAGACCCTGTCCGATTATGTGGATGCGCGAATGAAGGACCTCAACTCTGTTACATCCTCCTATACCAACAAGGTTCAGATTCAATGTGACAAAATGGTTGAGGATGCCCAGGAGAAGGCTATCAACATCTACAAGGAAGCCCTAACAGAGGCAGCCGAGGTGGTTTTCCGCTCTGAGCCTAAAGGCTTGAACTAGCGGACCAAATGCGATATAGTGTAATATCGTGAAACTTTTTAGACAACGTGTGTGTTGTTTCGGCAGGAGACCCTTGTGTGTGTGGGGTTTCCTGCCACTTTTAATTGTGAGCATGCTCTTTCTAGCGACATCCATACCTGGTTGTAACAAAAACAAGAAGTATCTTCTTGATGGTGGCCACATGATCAAGAACGACCACGAGGTCTACTGGGAGGCTAAACACTTCCCTATTGTGGTGTTCGTGGATGAGAACATGCCTGGCCACGCTATCCTAGGTGTGTATGAAGCAGTAGAGGCTTGGAACGTTGCAGTTGGTGCTAGGGTGTTCGATCTTGTACCAATCAACTTCTTGGAGAGACTCCCCCAGGGCTGTGGCTGGATCGCAGCTGTATACAAGGACATAAGCAACGACGGAAAGTGGAGAGGGGTTCAGAAAGAGGGGACCTCTAAGTTGTGCGTAGGCGAGGTTGCTATCCGACCCGGCACCCCTTGGGTGTACTCAGGAAAGCTGTATACACATGAGCTAGGACACGGGTTGGGCCTCGCGCACGACCACGGGGACAAGCGCTCTATAATGCACCCAACAGTGTTCTCAGATTACCCTCAGTACGTCATGCCAGATGATGTGGCCTCTGTCAAGCAAATGATGACAGCCAACTTCAACCCCATGGAGTACACCCTCAAGTCAAGGCTTGAGAAAGCCCTTCTGGGTCTGAATTAGGTGTTACCCCGGTTGACATATGCCCACTAAGACTTACAGTATGAGTATGCCGCAGGTAGAACCATTTATTATTACTGGCAATAGTGCTATACTAAATGGTATGGAACAGCATCAAGAGAATATGCTAGTTCTGCAAGAAATGCTTTCGGTGCTAAGAGAAAGACAATCGGCGTGGGACTTGACCGCTAAAGAGAAAGAACGGTCGAAAAAAGGGATTGAAGCACTAGAGGCAGCAGCTGCAGCTCTATCAATCCAAATATACGCCTAAGGGACGATATATGCCTAGACTTGTAGCCGTGTTCGATATTGATGGAACACTAGCGAACCACAATCATCGTGCGGCCATCCTCCAGAAGAGGTGTGACGTATGCTTGCATGAGCCGGTGCCTATCGGGCATCATGTGCCGTGTCCAACGTGCGGAAGCACAGACTCCACACCAACCCAGGAATCCTGGGATGCCTTCCTCGATTCTGACCTGATGGCCCACGACCCTGTCATTCAACAAGGAGTGGAAGTCCTAGAGCGGCTACGAGCCCTCGGAGCAGAGATTCACTTCATCACTGGCCGCCAGCGAACCCATTCTGGCGAGGTGACTGAGAACTGGTTGTTGTTCAACTGCAAGCGCAATGTTGAAACAGAGCACCTTATGATGAGGGAGACTGAAGATTTTGACCTCCCGGCCTCTAAGTACAAAGAGAAGGCCGTTGGTAGGTTGAAGGAAAAGATTGGTGAGGAAGGAGTCTTCTTCTTCTTTGAGGATGACCCCCACGTCTTTTCTATGTATGACAAACACGGTATCGTGATTCGCTGTCCCCAGGGGCTCCAGCACTTCATGCCACCTGGTTCTAGGTTTGCGGAGCAAAACAGGAGCATCTAGATGCCCCGTCAGCGACGAGTTGGACTACGGCCACTGGCGCAGCCTGCCATAGGCACCTACTGGAGGGCTACCAAGCCTTATGGACACGAGAATGGCGCTCCTACTTTCGTTGCTGTTATCAACACTGAGAGGAAGTACGCGCGCATGGGCATGCAGGAGTGCTTTGTTTGTTTTATTCCCGCAGTGTGCTATGCGACCAAGGAAGTCGTCCCTGCCATAAACATTCCTCAAGACACTTTTATGCGTTGCTTTAGAAAAGTGGATGACGAGGAACTAGGCCACGACCTAGGCTTGGAGATTCTGGCGCACTATGGATGACAAGTGGGAAGAAGGTTCATACTGGGTCGGAAAAGGCGAAGTATACGTCCTCTTGGAGTGTGTAGTAAATACTACTGTGTTCTATCACTACCTCACCGAACCAGGCCTCACACTAACTACTTCACGCCCTGCGTTCGAATTATTCTATAGAAGACTTGAACCTGAAGAAGAAGGACTTATATTGCTTTCTCGGATGGACAAATAACACTTATTTGCTCTGGTATTATTGAGTTTCATACGTTACACTATGTTACACCCAACTTTCGGAGACACGACACACTATGACTTTGGCACGCACGTTTAAACTCTCTTCTTCCTTCCTAGAAGAGTTCGAAGGACAGCAGCCAGAGTGGGGACCCGTAGGCTACATAACCTATAAGCGTACCTACTCTCGCCTCAACGAGGATGGAACCTCAGAAGAGTTTTGGCAAACGTGCCGTAGAGTGGTAGAGGGGTGTTTCAATGTGCAGAAGCGCCATTGTTATCGTCTCGGCCTTGAGTGGGACAATGTAAAGTCTCAGAACTCGGCACAAGAAATGTTTCGCCGCATGTGGGAGTTCAAATGGCTTCCACCTGGGCGCGGTCTTTGGATGATGGGAACCCCCTACATTGAGCGTGTGGGTGGTGCAGCACTTAACAACTGCGGCTTCGTTTCCACAGCGGGCATCGCTATTGACCTTGCAGACCCTTTCTGCTGGTTGATGGACATGCTGATGTTGGGGGTGGGAGTTGGCTTCGATACAAAAGGCGCTGGGCTGGTTAAAGTCCACGAGCCCAAGCAAGGCGACGATCAGTTTCTGGTCGAGGATAGTAGAGAGGGGTGGGTATCCCTTTTACGCCGCATTATCACTGCTTATAATAATCGTGGGAGCCTACCAGCAGGGATTGATTACAGTGCCGTTCGCCCAGCCGGTTCTGCTATTCTCGGCTTTGGTGGCACTGCTAGCGGGCACGGTCCTCTGGATGAACTCATAACGTCCGTCCAAGAGATCCTAGACCCTCTTATAGGCCAAGAGATTACAACCTCCGCGATTGTAGACATCTGCAACCTCGTTGGTCGCTGTGTCGTCGCAGGCAACGTTCGTCGCTCCGCTGAGATTGCTTTCGGTGATCCAGAAGATGAAGAGTTTATGAACCTGAAGAACCCTGACACGGCAGGAGAAGCTTTGTTCTCCCACCGCTGGGCCTCCAACAACTCCATCTTCGCTGAAGTGGGCATGGATTACACCAAGGTCGCTGCGCTGACCGCCAAGAACGGTGAGCCAGGCTACGAGTGGCTTGCTAACGCGCAGGACTATGGGCGCATGGGAAGAGACCCAGACTTCAAGGATCGTAGAGCTAAGGGCGGAAACCCCTGCCTTGAACAGACTTTGGAAGACCGAGAGCTATGTTGCCTCGTTGAAACCTTCCCAGGACGACATGAGGACTATGATGACTACAACAAGACTCTCAAGTACGCATACCTATATGCAAAGTCTGTCACTATTATCCCCACACACGATATGCGTACTAACGCCGTACTCCTACGTAACAGGCGAATCGGTGCATCTATGTCCGGTATCGTACAAGCTATCCAGCGTCACGGTCGTCGCGAGTTCTTTGACTGGTGCGACGAAGGCTACGCCTATCTGAGAGAGTTAGATAAGACCTACAGTGACTGGTTGTGCGTGCGAGAGTCCATCAAGATCACCTCCACCAAGCCCAGCGGCTCTGTGTCCCTCCTTCCGGGCGTAACCCCTGGAATCCACTACCCTCACTCCGAATACTACATTCGCCGCATCCGATTCCAAGACAACCACAATCTGGTCAAGAAGTTGAAGAAGAACGGCTACAAGGTAGAGAAGGACAAGTACAGCCCCAATACGGTGGTTGTGGAGTTCCCCATCAAGGAAGAGTTCTTCGATAGGTCCAAGACGGACGTATCTATGTGGGAGCAGCTTGAGATGGCTGCCCAAGTCCAGCAATACTGGGCGGATAATCAAGTGAGCGTGACTGTGACCTTCAAGCCCTCAGAGGCAGGGGACATCAAGCATGCATTAGAGCTTTATGAGACTAGGCTGAAGGGCGTGTCCTTTTTGCCACTCACAGAGCACGGCTACGAGCAGGCTCCCTATGAGGAGATTACTCAGAAGCAATATGAGAAGATGGCGGCCAAAGTGACCCCAATCAACCATAATGGAGATATTGAGCACGCAATCACCGATCGTTTCTGCGATGGTGACGTTTGTCAGATAGATCCGGTTTCCTCCACCTAAATAATATGCTATCATATACATAGCTTTCCACCCTGAGGTAATACTTTATGTCCGATTACAAAGACTCCAATGCTGGCACAGTGCCACCAATGAAAGACGCAGGTCAGTACACCCCGCAGCCGCTTGCAGGCACGGGCACAACCGAGGATTCTAACTCTCGTGCCTTTTCGAAAGACCGCATGCATGTGCTTTCTGTTGGTCTAGTGCCTATCCGCGTTCTGTTCGGAGACACCCCTGGTGGCGGTACTGATGTAGGTGCTACAGAAGGTGTGGTTTTGGCCGCAGCTTCTTTCTTCACGTTCCGTTCTAGTCTGAAGGCTTCTTACGTTTACGTGGAAGCAGCAGACGGTGCAGCTGTTTATGAAGCAGCTGTCTGGCAGCGCGAGAAGTAATTTCATAAACATTTATACAAACAAAACGCACAAGGTGGGTTTATACCCCTTGACCAGTAATACAATCATCCTTACAGTGGTATAAGCAAGGGGACAGTGTATGGCGAGACCACTAGATTACGTACTAAGTGAAATTCTTCGTGTAGCAGAAGATGCTGGTAGAGACCCACGTCTTCTTACTCGCAAACAGTTTCTCCCACATACGGACTGCAGTAAGCACGACTTAGAGAAGTATGGCGGATATGGCAAGCTAAGAGCCGATGCCGCGCATGCGGGCGGAGTCGCCCCCTACAAAGACGCCCCTGAAGCAAGAGGCGTAGATCTTCGTAACAGCTATGTACGAGGTCTAGAGAGGAAAGTCGCAACAGCAGACTACCTCTCCGAGAAAATCCTTCGTGGATTTAGCGAGATCTTTGAGAACAACCCCATTACAATCCCAGCCGGGAAAGTAAAACTCAAGAAGACTAAGTACAAGAAGCGAATGCTTACTCTTCTTTGGTCCGATCTACACTTCGGCGTAGACGTAGACCCTAGAGAGATTCTTAAGTCTGAGTTCAACTGGACCATCGCTAGCCGACGTATGGCTAAGTTGGTTCAACAGGCTGTGCAGTGGAAGCCAGAACACCGGGAAGAAACGACTCTTCAGATTGTCCTTAATGGCGATATCCTTCACGGAATCATCCATTTAAGTGAAGCCAACATTAAAGAAGTTACAGAGCAGATCTGGGGCGCTACTGCGATCCTTGCTAAGGCTATTGGCTACCTTTCTCAAGATTTTGGTCGCATTGACGTTCTTTGCCTTCCTGGGAATCATGATCGGGTTACCTACCGCACTGGTGAAAGGGCTATCGTTCAGCGCTGGAATTCTCACTCGCATCAGGTCTACCTGGCGCTGAAGTGCTGGTTCCGCGAAACAAAGCATGTCAACTTTGACATACCCATGGCGGGCCTTGGAACCTACGACGCCCCCGGTGGTCATCTCATCTTCGCCTCTCACGGCGACACCGAACCCTCCACGAGCAATGTCGGTAAGTCCTTCAACGTGTCTAAGACCACAGAGGCTTTACTAAAGATGAATGCTGGTGAGGTATTCGACCGAAAGGCCAGCGTGGTCTTGTTCGGTCATTGGCATCAGCCAAGTCAGTTCATGCTTCCAGACGGCACAGTTTGTATCGTCAATGGAAGCCTAATCGGGTCAGAGTCCTTTGCACAGAACGGTATTGGCTTCTTCAACAGTATGCCCGCTCAAATCATGTTTGAGTCCGTTCCTGACTATCCAGTGGGTGATTTCCGAATCGTCCAGCTAAGGGATGCAGACAACGACGAGAACCTGGACAAGATTATCCATATAGACGGTATCGAGCGCGGCGGCTTGATCGACTTCTGATAGGGGACACCATCACTGTAGTAATCGGAATCATTTGTGAGGACGGCAAGATTGTCGTCGGAAGCGACGGAGCTATTAGCTTCGGGGACGGCTACCGTCGTCTTATGTCCGAGGGCAAGTGGTGGAATATGGGTTGCCTAATGATAGGTGAATCCGGTTCTGACTTCGCCCTATCCCGCATCCGCCAGAAGACCGTCAAGCACGACCCCTGGACTGACTTGAGAGACCCCTACACTTTTAGTGAGTTGGTGTGCGAGGTCCAGACAGAGGTCAAGGGTCAGGATGGTATTGATGACATTGATGCTGAGCTTCTCCACGTCTCTGGAGACAAAGACTGCAAGCCTATCATCCATGTGATTGGTGGAGACGGAGGCATTTCAGGCCCCTACCCCTACCAGGCCATCGGCCACGGAGCCACCCCAGCTATCATCTGCCTGGACACTAGGCTGGACCCGAAGTACTGGAAGAAGAAGCGCAACGTGTCTAACATGACCGAAGTTATGATGGAAGCCCTGGAGAGGTCTGCTCAGTACGCAGATAGCGTGGCAAAGCCTTTCTTCATCAAAGTTTTCGATCCATCAGCAGAATTCGTCGAGCTGTGAAATACTGCGGCAAATGTAAAGAGTGGAAAGAGCGCTCTGAGTTCTACAAACAAAAAGGCAAGCCAGGCGGATTACAAGCCATGTGCAAGCCTTGCCGGAAGGTCTACAGAGCTAAGTACTACCAAGCCAATAAAGATAAACACCTAGCCTGGTCTAAGGCTGACTACGAGAAGAACAAGGAACGTAGGAAAGCTGACGTGAGAGCCTGGACGAGGCGCAACCCAGATTATGTTGCTAGGTGGCAGAAAGCCAACCCAGGCAAGGTAAGGGCTATATGGATGCGGAGGCACGCAGCTAAGCTCCAAAGAACGCCTATCTGGTCAGAGACTGCAGCTATTGCTTTGTTCTATGAGAGTTGTCCACAGGGGCACGAAGTAGATCATATCATCCCCCTGAGGGGAAAAGTAGTCTCAGGATTGCATGTCCTGGCTAACCTTCAATATTTGACGATACACGATAATCGTACAAAAAAGAACAAATACTGTGCGGAAACACTTGACAGGCTCATACTTTAGCCTTAGAGTATTATATATGGAAGTATGAGGCCGTGCGGTCTCTAACCAACTAGAGGGACAAATGACAGAAAAGAATAAAGAACGCACGTCGATCACGATTGATCCAGATTTACTGGCCCGTGCGCGTGAGTATTGTAAGGCCGCTTCAGTGAAGCAAGGCCGCAAAGTTAGTTTTTCCGAGGTAGTCAGTGGTTCTCTCCAGAGAATGCTGGACCTCCTGGACGCAGAGTAAGAATATGTCTCTATACGAAACATACTTAGAAGAGCTGGAAAACGGCACCGATGTCTCTAGTGAAGCACTAGAGGCTGCTGCGGATTCCCTCGCCTTCACCACGTCCTTGCACAACGTCTTCCGTGAAAACGGCTACGACCTCCCGGAGAACCCAGACATGTCATCTCTAGAAGCAGTTCTAGATATGATGATGGGCGAACTTGCAGCAGCCAGTATCTTCTTGTCGGAAGACTCGTTTATGCAGGTGCCTCATATGCTCCGCACAATTGCAAAGGCCTTTGAGACCACGGCAGGCAGTGATGAAGTCCCCACCGTGATCGTCAATGGCTATAATAGACTCGCTGATAGGATTCAGGCCACACGAGTCCAACAGCAGCAGATGAAGGATTTGGTAACAGCACAGAACACCAAATAAAACATACTTCAACCGCTGCTGGGAAAGCCTGCCTCCTGTGTCCTCCGTGTCATATGCATCCTCCTTTCTTTCCTTCCTGGCAGCGGTTTTCTAATTCTATTCCTTATTCGGGCTTCGTCTAACGGTAGGACGGTGGTTTCTGGTACCATCAATTGGGGTTCGAGTCCCTAAGCCCGATCCATTGGGGGATCGTCTAACGGCAGGACGCGAGCCTTTGGCACTCGCTATCGAGGTTCGAATCCTCGTCCCCCAGCCATTGACAAGTAACCATACGTGACCATAGTAAATAATACCGGGGTATAGCACAGCCTGGCAGTGCGCTCGCTTTGGGAGCGAGAGGTCGCAAGTTCGAATCTTGCTACCCCGACCATGTTAAACAATAGTTCCTCTTTGACAACTGAATATTTCTTTGTGCGATAGGCAAATAGGTAAGCCAGCTGACTGTTAATCAGTTGATTGCAGGTTCGAACCCTGCTCGCACAGCTACATAGCTCTGGCATGTTGCAACATGTGCAGAGTTAGGGTTAACCCGTCACCCGGTGGGGTGCAATCTAGAAACCTGTATTTATCGCAGGGGGCGGGTTCCCGGATCTATACCATTGATGTAGTGGCGCATGACTGATTCCAAACCAGTTCGACGGGGTTCGATTCCTCGATGGTATGCAAGCCGCCATGGTCCACCGGCTACGACGCCCCGTTGTCTGCGGGGAAAACTCGGTTCGACCCCGAGTGGCGGCGCAATGCTCTGATAGCTTAGTCGGTATAAGCGTCTGGTTGAAGCCCAGAAGTCCCCCGTTCGATTCGGGGTCAGAGCACCAATATTAGGAGCAGACGCCTATTCGGTAGGGCATCCGGCTGTAACCCGGTGGTTTTTATACATGGGGGTTCGAATCCCTCCTGCTCCACTGTGACCGTAGTGTAAAGGCTGCATAGCTGATTGTGTCTCAGCTGGTGAGGGTTCAAATCCCTTCGGTCACCCCATTTTGCTACCGTAGTAGATTGGTATAGCACGCTACGCTGATAACGTGGAAAAGGCAGTTCGATTCTGCCCGGTAGTACCAAAGGAGGCTCAATGCCGAAGTGTAGATATTGTGGAGAACCTGAAGCCTATGACAGTGGCTTCACCGTTGAGTGTTGCAACATAGACTGCGATCACTACAACGAGGAGCAGAGGCTCAAGAGAGCTTACTCCACCGTGGAGAAGCTACAACGTGAGGCGTTCCTAAAGGAATACCTGAAAGAGGAGTCAACCGACCCTGATATAACACCAACGTTTCATTGGGGCATCGACTCAACACTAAACGACGATTTAAGTGAAGATTAAACCTTTATGCGGGCGGTCAAGCGACCAGCCAGGTCTCATAAGCCAGGTTAGCCGAGAGCGTTACTCGGGTCCGCTACAAGGGGGATTAGCTCATCTGGGAGAGCGCCTGCTTTGCACGCAGGAGGCGGTCGGTTCGAGTCCGACATCCTCCACCAGCCTAGGACGATATTCCTAGACAAAGACACATTGCCCGTCCCGTTGGGAACTCACTCTTGAGAGGGGCTTTGTGTAAGAAGTACCGTGATACAGCGTAAGGTGTCAAGAGCACGGTATGGAAAGTCCCCTTCCGGTCCCACCAGCTGCGTTGGGTAAGGGGCATTTGGGTCCGTAGCTCAGCGGCAGAGCAGCTAGCTTTTAACTAGTCGTGCGAGGGTTCGAGTCCCTCTGGACCCACTAAGGATGTGTAGCTCAGCGGCAGAGCAGCTAGCTCTTAACTAGTAACGCGGGGGTTCGAGTCCCTTCACATCTACGCCTTGTTAGCTCAGTCGGTAGAGCACCTGTTTTGTAATCAGGATGTCATCCGTTCGACCCGGATACAAGGCTCCATGCGGGTATGGTGTAGTGGCAACACAAAAGGTTTCCAACCTTTTATCGTGAGTTCGAATCTCACTACCCGCTCCATGCAGGTGTAGCTCAGCGGTAGAGCTTCTCGTTGCCAACGAGATTGTCGCTGGTTCGATCCCAGTCACCTGCTCCATGTAGCGAATCCGAATGGCTAGGGCTCCGGTTGCAACCCGGATAACGTGGGTTCGATTCCCACTCGCTACTCCAAGGTCCTGTAATTTAATGGTTAGAATGGCTGGCTTTCATCCAGTTAATCGGAGTTCGATTCTCCGCAGGATCACCAATTTGCCGGGGTGGCGGAATTGGCAGACGCGCCGGATTTAGGATCCGGTGTCTTATGGCGTGGAGGTTCGAGTCCTCTTCCCGGTACCATGCTCCCATAGGTTAGAGGTAGACCGCTTGGTTCTCAGCCAGGTAGCCTGGGTTCGATTCTCAGTGGGAGTACCAAGGACGTGTAGCCCAACTGGCAGAGGCGGTTGTTTCAAACACAGCTTATGTGAGAGTTCGAATCTCTCTTCGTCCACCAAGGAGAGTACCGCTAAGTGGCTGGCAACGAGGTTTGAACCCTCGGGTGGGCGAAAGCTCAGGCGTTCGACTCGTCTACTCTCCGCCAATGGATTATGCGGCAAGGTGGTCCTTGCTCTCGCCTGCTAAGCGAGCGGTGCCTTCGGGCATCGGGGTTCAATTCCTCCATTTTCCGCCACGCGCCTGTAGCTCAGTGGAAGAGCAGGATCCTTCTAAGTTCTTGGCCGGGAGTTCGAATCTCTCCAGGCGTGCCATTTTTGCCCTCGTAGCTCAGCGGAAGAGCACTGGTTTACGGAACCGGGTGTCGGAGGTTCGAATCCTTCCGGGGGTGCCAATTATATGCTATACTTACTTTGTAGGGTCTTATCAGGAGCAGATTATGGTAGATAGAACATCGGGCCTTGCCCAGAACCTAACCGGGATGCCAGCCGAGTATGTAGCTCGTCTTCTGGCCTCAGACGCCAAGACTGATGTCTTAGAGCGCACCACTGCCATCCACCACAAACCAACCCTTACTGCGGATGTTTCGGTCTCTGCTCCAGGTCTAGGTCCGCAGCCTGTGGCTATTGGAAATGTCATAACACTTCACTATGACACCCCCGCAACCGATGAGGGATACCGCATTCTGAAGATCCCCTATAACCTGGTTAGTGCAGGCAACGTGGCTGGGGTTGAGCCTTCCGTTAGTTTCCATATTCACTGGACCAAAGGCGTAAACTCCGACGAGAGCGCAGCTACGGTTCGCTGGGTATTTGAATACACCATGTTTGACGGCAAAGATGATGAGATTACCTCTCCTACGGTTTCTGGCCTAATCAACATGGATGACGTTTATGATGATGCAGGAACGACTACCCGTGTTGTTTACAGAACCGCTGACTTTCCAGTCACGGATCTAGTAGCCGGGAACTATCTGGGTGTGAAGATTACAAACGACGCAGGGAACAGTACAATACTTGGTGGACCCGTCCTTGTCTCAGCAGACATGCTGTGGAAGGGTTGGATCAATACCAACGCCGACACCTTCGACCCATAAACCTTTATGTGCCCTTGTAGCTCAGGGGAAGAGCAACTGCATGGTAAGCAGTAGGCCGTGAGTTCGATTCTCACCGAGGGCTCCATTTGTCCTATTGACAAGGTAATATTAGGACTTATACTAAACTTAGCCCCAGGACTTAATCTGGGGGTTTTTAAACGTTTGAGGGACAAAATGAAAAACATTATTCTAATTGCAGGTCTTGCCCTGTTTGCATTTGGTTGTGACGGCAACCATATCATAGGGGACTTGCCAAACTGTATTGATAGCGTTACTGACGAGTGCGTACCAGAGGTCATCGAGGAGTTCTGCGACGACTGTGAAGTGTGCGAAGTGTGCGAAGTGTGCGAAGTGTGTGAGGTTTGTCCTCCACCAGAGCCACCTGTTTGTTTCGAGCGTATCGAGACGGAAACCTGTGTAGAGGAGTGCATTCAGTGGTCCACTTGGGATGCCAACCGCTGTTGCAAGTGGGAAGATGCTTGCGAGACTACTGTTGACTTCGTGTTGGTCCCTTGTCCCGATGAACCGCTTGTGTGCCCAGAAGAGCCACTAAGCTGTGACTCTTATGGCGATGACGTGCCCCGTGGACACCTCCCCAAGGAGTGTCGGGGCAACGGCAAGAACTAAAGAGGGAATACAATGACTAGACTTCTACTGGCTGCATCTGTAGCCCTATTACTGGCAGCAGCTGTATACTCAGAAGGTTGCGGCTCAGACTCACAGTTCGATAGCGGTGTAGCGCCCGTTGCAGAGATTGGGTGTACCGACCTAGTTTGCACGCTCCTTGTCTGGAACGCCAGCGAGGTACGTGTCTATGACACCGTGGACCCTAACGCCTACCATATGTGGGAAGACTACCAAGGCTACCTCGATGAGCGCCGCCTGACATATCGCTTTCCACTGCCTCCTACCGGTGTTGCTCTTGCGGAAGCATGCAACCCGGAAGGAGTATGCACGACCGTAGAGTCTACAGAAGATTAATGCACTACGAATATAGATGCCAATCCTGTGCCCACGAGTGTATCTTCGAACAGAAGATCACCGATAAGCCCAAGAAGAAGTGTCCGGTGTGTGGAAAGATGAAGCTCCAAAGGCAGATTTCCCGCACCTCGTTTGCTTTGCTAGGAACTGGTTGGTATAAAGATGGATATTGATGATGCGCTATCTGAGCTAGAAGCGGTGGGGATTGGAACCTCCACCACCTCTGCTAATATTGCTATAGATCCAAACTATCCAACCGCAACAGGAACAGGGATAGGCCAAATCTTTGTAGGAGACTCTAGTAATGATATAGTGTTCGGTAGTGGAGACAACGACTGGTCTACTATATCTGGTGCCCCCCAGATGACCCTGCAGATGGGACCTATGACGCTTAGCCCCCTAGAGAACGGGGATGTCGAGATAGTAATGGACGTAGATGGTCTTCGTGAGGAATATCTTATCAATGCTGAGAAGGTTAGAGGCTTTCTCAGGAGTATTGCAGACGTTATTGTAGAGGGTAGAGAAACATGATTAAGTACGAAATGGTTACTAGGAAACCGCTCCCCATCTACAAGGTGGAGCACAATGGAAACTTCGCTACGGTGAAGAAGACAGAAGACAACCGCTGGGAGCTGTTCCTAGCAAACGAGAGTAAGTTCTTCAAGAGTCGAAGAGCTGCTTTCCACTTCTTCGAAACAGGAGAGAAGTTTAAGGTCAAGCCTGTGTATGCAAGCAGAGGGAAGGCTACAACGAGAATTAGATAAGGGAGAGTAACTCAGTGGTAGAGTGGGATCTTTACACGGTCTTGGTCGCAGGTTCGAACCCTGTCTCTCCCACCACGCTCCACAAAGCTCTGGTTGAGCTACGGTGTCTTATATGCATAGTGGCCCGGTTCGATTCTGGGGTGGAGTACCAAAGGAAAACAATATGAGATTTCTATATAAGGCGTTCTATTGGCTTGTTCCCTGGTGGTACGGTACGACTATGAGATTCACTCGTCGTAACCGAAAGCACCCGCAGGTAGCTACCTACACCAACACACGGCAGATAGCAGATGCTATAAACTGGGGCCGTAACTGGCGACCAGATCCGTGGAAGCAAGCTCTGGATGTTGTTATGCATCCTCGTAAGTTCCAAGCTAAGATCAACGCGGGAGACTCCGAGTTCGGTGACTGTGACGACCACGCACTATATTGGGCAATAGCTCTACTAAAGTCAGGCCTGGCGGATCGCGCTTGGATGGGCACCATTTGGTACCAAAAGCCTGACAAGAAGAAGGGCACCGGCCACGCTATCTGTGTCTTTGAGAAAGATGGAAAGACCTTTTGGGCGGACTACGGTATGCCCCGTGTGGTTGGAGAAGGCTGGGCTTGGGCGCACGACGCTGCTGGAGTTCGTAGATCAGAGCTAAAGGCTGCAGGTAAGATCGAGGTGACACTTAGACGCAACGGATCTCCAAAACTTAGGAAGCGAACCGGAAAGCGGTATCTTCCATAAGGCCACGTAGAGAATTGGCATATCGGGCTGACTTAAAATCAGCTGTCTTTGCAGGTTCAAATCCTGCCGTGGCTACCGAGGAACCAAACATGACTGAAAGCACTACATTAATCTTGAATGCCTCCTACGAGCCAATGGGTATCGTAAAGTGGGAAAGAGCCATTTGCATGTGGCTCGATGACAAGGTAGAGATCCTTGCTACATACTCTGAGAGAGTCTATGACTCAATCCGAGACTGGTGTGGCAAGATGCCCGCAGTGGTGCGTCTTCTGAGCTATGTGAGCCTCAAGGTTAAGAGCGTGAAGTTCTCTCGTATAAACGTTTTTGGTAGAGACGAGTTTCGTTGCCAGTATTGCACCTCGCAGCCTGGAACCGCAAGCTTGACCTACGACCACGTTGTCCCTAAGTCTCGTGGTGGAAAGACCAACTGGAACAACATCGTTACATGTTGCATCCAGTGTAACTGGCAGAAGGCAGACCGTACTCCAGAGGAGGCCGGAATGAAGCTAAAGAAGAAGCCCTACACCCCTGACCGTAGGCCGCTTATGCGTAACCTTGTATTTTCCGCCCCCAACTCTCCTGCAGAGTGGAGAGACTACCTTTACTGGCAAACGGAGCTTGAGAACGATGGCTAGTCCTGACGACGAAATCTGGTTGGATAGAATATACTTCAAGTGCAACTGCACTCTGGAAGACCATCTTATCGAGTTTGAGGTCATTGACCTAGATGCGGGGATGGAACATAGGCATTGGAAGTCTATTCAGCTAGAGGTTTCTCCTATCCTCAACTTTGAGCGTTCTTTCTTCAAGAGAATATGGATAGCTCTTCGTTATATTGTAAAGAAGGAGCCCCGCTATGCTCGTCACTTCGGTTCAGTGTCCATCAACGCGGGACCGGACCTTGACAAGCTTGAGAAAATGATTAGAAGGGTATCAGCAGCTTCTAAGTTGCGAAAGCAAGTAAACGAGAAGAAGAAGGTCTAAAGTTTTGGAGAGGTGGCCGAGTGGTCTAAGGCGCGCGCTTGGAAAGCGCGTGGGCTTTAACGAGTCCCGAGGGTTCAAATCCCTCTCTCTCCTCCATTTAGTAGGGGTACTATGAAAACTGCGCTATCGTTCGATGATGTTCTATTGGTTCCAGGTTACAACGACATTGAGAGTAGGTCGGATGTGTCCCTGGAGACGGACGTAGCGGGCGTACACCTGCATCTACCGATCATTGCAGCCAACATGCCCTCAGTCTGTGAGTACTACATGGCCGACGCCGTTGGTGCAGCAGGGGGCATAGGCATCATCCACCGTATGCAGTCTATCGGCTCCCAGTGCGACGATGTAGCTATGAACGCCCAGTTCAAGACAGGCGGAGCTATTGGCATTGGTGATGACTGGAAGGTGCGTGCTGAGAGCCTTATGGGGGCTATGGCCACTATGATCTGTTTGGACGTTGCCCACGGGCACCAGACCAGGGTTGTGGACGTAGCCTTGGAGTTCCTGGACACCTACAACTCCCCTCTAATCATAGGCAACATCGCCACAGCCGCCGCCGCTGTACACTTCGCTGATGAGATCCAGGACATAGACCACTCTAGGGTGGCTCTGAAGGTAGGCGTTGGTGGAGGCTCCGTATGCACCACTCGCATCAAGACTGGCTTTGGGGTACCTACCCTCCAGTCTGTTATGGATGTCTACCAGGCCCTGGATGAGATGGACTCCGATATCAGCATCATTGCTGACGGTGGCCTAAAGTCCAGCGGAGATATCGTTAAAGCCTTGGCTGCAGGAGCCGACGCTGTCATGCTAGGCAGTCTCCTGGCAGGAACCAAGGAAGCCCCTGGAGATGTCATCAAAGATGACAAGACCGGGCTCAAGTACAAGGTCTACCGAGGAGCAGCCTCCTACGGAGCCAAAGCAGCCCACTTCGGAGAAGCCGAGTATGTGGAGGGCGCGGAGCGTCTCATCCCTTACAAGGGCGCTGTCATCAAGACTCTCAACTCCCTCGCAGACGGAATCAAGTCAGGCCTCACCTATTGTGGTGTGGACAACCTCGCAGACCTGCAGGAAGAGGTAGAGTTCGTCCGCATCACCGAAGCAGGCTTCAAGGAGTCCATGCCTCATGGAATATTCTAATGACTGATATAGTTTGCATCTCTGACACCCACACCTACCATAAGCGTGTAGTTGTGCCAGCAGGGGACATCCTCGTCCACGCAGGAGACTTCTGTGGTAGAGGTGACCCACTAGAGGTGGGCCACTTCTTGGATTGGATGGAGGGCCTTCCCCACAAGGTGAAGCTGGTAGTCCCCGGCAACCACGATATTTGTGTGTATGAGGACGAATACGTTCGTGGTGAGTTCAAGAAGTCCGGTATCCACCTCCTTATAGATGAGGAGTATGTTGACTACCGTTCAGGTCTACACTTCTATGGCGTGCCCTGGACCCCAGACTTCTTCCCAGATACCTGGGCATTTCAGTATTGTCAAGCAGGTTGCACCCCTGAAGAGATTTGGAATAAGGTGCCAGACTGCACGGATGTTATCATTAGTCACGGACCCCCTCATGGGTGCGCTGACCAGATCGCTATAGGGGCTCCGCACCTGGGAAGCACCCATATGCGTGACTGCATCCACGATAGGAAGGACACCCTACAGGGCGTCATCTGCGGACACATACATGGCGGGTACGGCCACCACAAAAATGAGGATGGTGTGAGCATCATCAACGCGGCAATCAACACGGAGGCATATATGCCTACCAACGAGGCGATAGTATGGACCCTGTAATAGTGGAATCACCCTTTGCTGGTGATGTGGAACGAAACCTACGGTATGTGCGTGCCTGCATGCACGACTGTCTGGTAAACTATGGAGAGGCCCCATTTGCCTCCCACGCCCTCTATACACAGCCTGGCGTGCTGGACGACGAGGTGCCAGAGGAGCGCCAGCTTGGAATACGTGCTGGCTTCGTTTTCAGGAAGCTTGCCAACAAGACCGTGGTGTATGAGGATTTTGGCCATTCAGGCGGAATGGAGTATGGTATCAACCATGCCGACGCTGCGGGCCATCTTATTGAGTTTCGTAAGCTTCCTTCAGAACTGCTAGAGTGGGTGAACAATGGCGACTAAGAGCGTACTGACATATCCAGCCAAGGAACTACGTGAGAAGTGTACAAATGTGGTGGACTTCACCTCAGAGGAGTTCCTGACCGTGATGCAGGACATGGTTGACACCCTAGGCGCTTATGGCGCTATAGGACTGGCCGCTCCTCAGATTGGTGTCACTAAGAGGGTCTTCATCACCAACGTAGACGGAAAGCCCCAGTTCTTCATCAATCCTCGGATTACCCGCAAGGACGGCAGTATTACCACCAAAGAAGGATGCTTGTCCTTCCCTAATGTCTTTACCAGGGTGGAACGAGCCTCAGAGATCACCATCCACGCAATAGACGCTGATGGGGGAGAGTTCACGGCTGAGTTGACTGGAATAGACGCCGTTGCTGCTCAGCACGAGTATGACCATTTGGACGCAGTATTATTCATTGACAAGGTCGGTCAGCTCGAAAAGAGTATGATGCTGAAGAAACTGCGCAAAGTAAAGAAGAAGTTCGGCATCCGCTAATTGCTATTGGTAGTATGTCGTGATATACTTATTCTGTATAAGGTGTACGTAAAGGTATGATAGAAATAGGTTGGCCCACCCTGCAGAAGCAGGTGAACGCTCAGGTCTGGCGTGTCCTTGACTTGAGCGGTCTTACGACCAGTGTGCGAAATTCTAAGAACTATACCAAGTCTGGCTTCGTTTATATGGACGGTAATCGGGTTCAAGATCTTAGAGCTACTGTACCTTTAGGTTCTCCTTTCAGATTGGAAATACGATTTCCAAATGGACGCATCAAGGGTGAGGACATCATGCTTGTGCCCGTCAATCGCCTCTCTAAGAGGAAGCCAAGACAAACGTCGCCTGGCTCAACCCCCTATCTCAACGACCCACCCAAGTTTTTCTACAAGGGCTAAATGAATACTCCTTACGTTCCTAAGTTCCGCTGCGAATATTGTGGTAAAGATAAAGACGCGACTGTATGTGGTGAAGAGGGTCTTTTTATTCCATGCCAGTGCAAGGAAGCTAGGGAGGGTCGCGACCGCGATCACTACTTGATGATGGAACGACGTAAACAAGCTCGGAGACAGCAGCGATAACTCGTTGCCGTCTCTTTTTCAATTCAATCAATGAGGGACAACCATGGCTACTAATATGACAGACCTAAAGCGCAGGAGGCGACAGCCCAATGTGCGAGCTATCAAGAAACACTCCGACATTGTTCGCGGCGCTGCTGGCGGCCTTGTTGTTGGTGGAGCACGAGAGAAGACCCCTACGGGAGTTGTCGTGCCTGGATACGTGGGAAAGACATTTGAGACCTACTACGAGACTATGCTAGCTGGTACATCTACCGCAAGTCTTCGACACGACAAAAAGGATCGCACCGTCCGCATCATCACTGGTAGCCTATTCGTCCTTGTCCAAAAGGGAGACGAGCCTGGTTCCCAGCAGAGAGCTTACGCAGGAGACGAAATAGTTCTTGAGCGAGGCGTTACTTACCGTTTGGCTACATCAAAAGAGAACTGTGAGTTCTTTGTATGTCAGAGCGCTAAATACTCCGCTACTCTTGAGGTTGTGGACGATAGCTCCCTTACTACTAAGGAAATAAACGAATCCCTCTTGCAAGAGCCCACCCTTGGTCAGAGAGTCTCCCAGAGCAAACCATCAGATGGTCAGACTCGTCGTAGAGGCTCTAAGGCTAAGCAACAGCTTATGGCCGCCAAAGGTGCCAGAAACTCAGCACAAGTAATCAACTCTGCACCTTCTGATCCTGTCCCAGGCAGAGCCGGTGCTGTTGAAGCGGGCGTTAGCCCTAGGCCGTCCCAAGGACGCTTTAGCGATGAGGGTGCCGGATAAACAATGAGTGATCCCTTCCTATATCTTGAGGACCTTATAAAGGCCGGAACCGATGGACCCCTAATTGCTGGTAAAGGCACTAAGGGTTCTGTCGCTGGGCCTAAGACTTCTGCTCCCAAGGATGGGCCGCTAACCCTTCCTAAGGGTCCAGGTGCCTCGGCAAAGCCTGCGGGTCCAACCAAGATGAAGACCCCAACACCTCCTGGTGGTTGGGATGTTTATCGTGGCTCTGGCGTTCCTCCTGCCGACGCTGGGTATTCTCTCATTGATGGTAAGTATAAGCGACCTATGGGTTCTGGAGGAAAGGGCAAAGCCGCTCCAGAAGATGATCCTAAGAAGACGAAGGGCGCTGCGGCAGACCCCGCATCCACTGCTGCTGGCGAAGAGGCTCCTCCACCTAAGAAAGGGAAGGCAGCCGACAAAGAGGCTGTTCAAGCCCAAGAGGCTAGTCAGAAGCCAGAAAAGAAGTTAGCAACTTCCGGCAAGGAGTCCGGTCCTGTTGGTTCCTCCGCTGCTAAGATTGAAGAGTCAAAGCAAGCAACATCTCTTGGCACAGACGATGCTGCTATGCAAGGTCTTGAGGCAGCCGCCCAAGACGTGAGCGGTGGCAAGAAGAAGGCACCCGCCAAGAAGAAGGCAGGAGCCAAGAAGGCAGGAGCCAAGAAGGCAGGAGCCAAGAAGGCAGGAGCCAAGAAGGCACCCGCTAAGAAGAAGGCACCCGCTAAGAAGGCACCCGCTAAGAAGGCACCCGCTAAGAAGAAGGCACCCGCTAAGAAGGCTGCTCCTAAAGCTGTTCCGGCCTCTTCCCCAGAACAGAAGCTGTCACGAGACTTGCACAAGAAGCAGTCTAAAGAACTAGTAGCTTCCATCAAAGCACACCTCGATTCCGGGTCAGTGGATTCCGCGAAGGAGAAGCAGCTTGAGTCAGTTCTCTCCATTCTGCAAGACAAAGCTGTTATGAGACACATGCCCTCCTCTGACCAGAAGAAGGCTCTTGCTCTAGCTAAGAAAGTTGCAGGCGAGCACGGAAAACCAATTAAGCAGCCTACAGCTAAAGACTTCAACCTGGATATAAAAGACGCGGACAAGTTCGCAGATTCCGGGAACTGGGACAAAGCAGAGGCTCATTTGGCTTCCGTTTATGATAAGGCTCAGCATATACAAGACCCAGACCAACGAAGAGCGGTTACGCAGAGAGTTGGCGCTAAGGTAAAAGCGATTGACAAGAAGCGTAGGACTCAGGAAAACCAGATTCAGCGCGGCGAGGACAAAGCAGCCAAGGCTAAACTCAAGGAAGAAGCCGCCGCTGCCAAGCTCGCACCAGTGCCCGTTACCACAGATGAGCAGGCTATCGAGCGGGATATGCACAAGCAGTCCGCCGCAGAGCTAATCGCCACCATCAACGAGCACCTGGATGCAGGAGCTGATGTGGATGATGCAAAGCGCGACCAGCTTGCAAGCGTTATAGGGGTTTTGGAAAAGCAAGGCGACATAAAGGATATGCCCTCTAAAGAAGAGAAGCAGGCATTGTCCGTAGCTAAGAAGGCGGCAGGTGAGTTCTCTAAGCCTTACAAGCCACCAAAGGAAGACCCACAAAAGAAGTCCCCTGAAAAGCCCAAGACCAACTATGCCGCTAAGTTCAACAGCGGAATGGCAGCGGGCACTCGCATAGGCCATGCAGCGGCAACCACAGCGGGAGCCGGGGGAATAGCCTCCACCACAATAGATTACGCATCTAGCGGTGCTGTAAACGCAGGACACCACTTATTGAGTGGTGGAAAAGTAGAAGCTCCAGCATCATCAGCCGCAAAGGCTCCAAAAAAGGGAGCAGAAGTCGAGCAGTCATCCATGAAGACAGAGAAATCACTTGAACTGTATCTAGACGTAGATATGATAAAAGCAGTACAATCCCCAAACATTGGTACCTCCTCTACTACTGGAAGCCGAGCTAAGATGAAGCACGAGGCCTCTTACGACAAGCGACCAGCGGGCATCGCTAGCGCAGGCCTAGTAACCAAAGAAGACCCCGACCAAAAGAGGAAGACCTCTGGCGGCGGTGAAACTGTTTCGGAAGACATTGACGAGAAGCTCAAGTTCAAGAAGGAGGAGGAAGAGGATAAGGATGATAAGGATACAGAGAAGTCTCTAGTGACCGCTCCTAACCCTACCGATTTCTTGAAGTCTTTGAACAAAGACGTGCGGGAAGAACTAAAGATGTTTCTTCCAAACGACATGGAAACCAACTTCATGGTGGATATTCTAGAGTACGACCCAATTCTTGTCTCCAAGGGACAGCTGTCCATCAAAGGCAGGGATCGTCACCGCTTCAACGAGTGGGCACAAGAGCGCCTACACAAGTCTATTGCTTCTCTAAATGAGAGGGTATCAAGCTAATGTCCGATGACTGGAATGACCTAATCTCCTCTTGGAACAACCAGACCCAGGTTGTGCCCTCTATGGTAAGAGAGCACATCGCCAAGTCTCGCTTGAAGCCAGAAGATGCTGCTCGCGGACTGCGCACGCAGATGTTCGACCCTCTTGCAATTCAATACGCAATGGGGTTCAAGGACCGTAAGTACTCCCTCACCTATGATGTTCTCAAGCGCATCCCTCATCAGGTTTCCGTAATCTCCGCTATCCTTCAGACGCGCTGCAACCAGGTAGCCGCGTTCAGTGTGCCTTACCGTTCCTCAAAGAGCGTAGGGTACACCATCAAGCACAAAGACCCAAGCCACCTCACAACCAAGTCCGAGGTTGAGTTTATCAAGGACCTGGAGCGTTTCATCTACAACTGTGGATATGACGAGCCTAACCCCTACAATAACAATAAGCGTGATGACTTCGAGAGCTTTCTCAAGAAGATTGTCCGTGACTCCCTCCAGTATGACCAGACTTGCGTAGAGGTCATTCCTGACCGCCGTGGCGCACCTTACGAGTTCATGGCTGTGGATGCTGCTACGATTCGTATCGCTGCGGTAGATACACCTTTCGGCCCTAACGACTCCTGGCATGGGCGCTCCCAGAACTTCAGTGGCCGCGTGCTCGCTGAGATGGACCAAGACCCTAACAGGCACCCATACCGTCACCTGAAGATGTATGAGGGCAGCAAGTACGACAAGAAGGCTGACTTCGTCCAGATTATCAACGGCCAGATTGAAACCGTTTACACCCGCGAAGAGATGATCTTCGGTGTGCGTAACCCACGAACTGACATCTACATCCAGGGCTACGGCTATGGAGAGCTTGAGCAGTTGGTTACAACCATCACCGCTCACCTCTACGCAGAGGAATACAACCGTCGCTTCTTCAGCCAGGGCTCTGCTCCTAAGGGCATCCTGAACTTCAAGGGCGACTCCATGACCCCCGACCAGCTAGAAGGGTTCCGCCGTCAGTGGCGTGCGAACCTTGAGGGTGTGGACAACGCCTGGAGAACTCCTATCCTCCAGTCTGAGCAGGGCGTGGATTGGGTAGACCTCAACCCCACCAACAAGGACATGGAATATGGTTCCTGGTTGGAATACCTCATCAAGATCACTTGTGGTGTGTTCCTTATCGACCCAGCCGAGATCAACTTCGATCTCAAGGGCGGCGTCTCGCAGACACCTCTGTTTGAGTCCTCGCAGGAGTGGAAGCTCAAGGCATCTCGTGACCGAGGCCTCAAGCCCCTTCTTCGCTTCTTGGCCAAGCTCATCAACGAGAACATCATCAGCCAGATTGATGACCGCTACGTATTCGACTTCGCCGGTCTTGAGGAGCTGACAGAGCAAGAGAAGCACACCCTCCGCACGGAGCAGGTGGCTTCCTACCTCACCCTAAATGAGGTTCGCCGCTCTGATGACCTTCCTGACCTAGAGCATGGTGACATGCCAATGAACCCAACCTACCTGCAGGCTATTCAGATGAAGCAGCAGGCAGAGCAGGCAGAGCAGCAGATGGAGCAGCAGAACCAACAAGCAGAGGCTCAGGCCGCTCAGATGGAGCAGCAAGCCCAAGCTGCCGCTGGCGGCGAAGAAGGAGACCCAGGCCAGGGAGAGCCTGAGGACAACGTTGATGCTCCTCAGTACAGCGACTCCTTCGGCAAGTCCCTAGTTCTGCCTCAGTCGGATGGCAAGTATCTTGAGATTGCACTGGATGACCTAGACGACTGGAAAGATAGTGTGAGATGACTCGTAAGCTAGCCTATAGGACAGCCTTTCGGGGCCTGCCTATTTCTGTGGAGAACAGGGCTGGCTCATACCGCTACTGGTATGATCCACACGCAGAAGAAGAAGGCAAGACGAAACAGAAGTACCCCTATGGGTATATCAGAAGTACCCTTGGTACTGACGGGGATGAAGTAGATATCTACTTGGGACCAGATAAGGACTCAGAGCAGGTTTTTGTGATCACGCAACACAAGGCCCCTGACTTCAAGAAGGTAGATGAGCAGAAGGTAATGTTGGGGTTTTCCTCGGCTAAGGCAGCGAAGGCTGCTTATTTGAAGCATTTTGATGACCCCCGATTCTTCGGTAGTATGAAAGAACTGACAATGGATGAATTCAAGAAAAAGCTACAGGAGAAGAAGGGCAAGCTCATTAAAGCCCAACAGCCCCTGTATCTGCGCAAGTCCGTGGTGGGAAGTAATACACCCAGACTGCCAAAGCTGTATCTAAGCCCTGGAAAAGTGTAAGACTAAGTGTTATACTGCTATGGAGTGTATTCTATAAATGCCTGCTTTTAAATCACCCAACCCCGGCCCAATCTCTAAAGAGGTTGACAGGGCTGCTTATATGAACAAGGGCGAGAAGCTCGTTGGTGGAAAGGGCGACAACCGCCCCGATTCTGACTTCTGCCCAGTTCAGCTCAAGGCTGGTATCAAAGTAGAGATGGAACACACCAACGACAGAGCCAAAGCCAAAGAGATTGTCAAAGACCATCTCACCGAGAGCAAAGATTACTACGAGCATCTAGACAAGATGGAAGATAAGATGAAAGATACCGAAAAAAGCTTAGGCCGAGCAAACGACCTTATCAAGTCTATTAGGGAAACAATCCCCGCTCCCGCTGAGGAGTACGACATTGTCACGCCAGAGCCCGCTCCCGAGCCTGAGCCCGTCTCTATTCTTGCCAAGGCTTTGAAGGCCATCGCTGTTATCGGCCTTAGCCGTAGAGCGCGCATGGATGCTGCCTACACCGTAGGCGTTGGCCAGGGTAAGCAAGTAGCCACTCCTTTCGCCACAGAAGACCTTTCTGGACAAGACTTGAGCATTGGTGTTCCTAAAGAGCAGCTCCGCCCAGCCCACGAGCCTCCTGTTGTTCCTGTTCGTAGAGTTGAGACTCCCAGCGAGATCGCACCCAAGCCTTGCAGCGACCACACATACGCCACCCCCGATAATGGCACAGCCCCCGCCAAGCCTTTCTGGAGACGCTAATGGACAAACGTTTATACATTAGAGCAGACTTGCTCAGCAAGAGCAAAGAACAGACCGGAGAGCACGCAGGAGGCACCTACGTTGCCCGCGTTGTAACCGGTACCGAGAAGGACGGCTCCCCGCAGTATCGTTACTTCCGCTCCCAAGCTGACTACAATAAGTACCTCAGCCAGCAGAGAGATGCCAAGAAGAAGGGCAAGAATCTCGGCCAGGGCAAGAAGACCAAGACTGGCGCTAAGGGCGAGAAGGGTCCTTCTCACGATGAGAAGCTCCGCTCTAAGCTAAAGGAGCAGCAGGAAAGCTCCTCCACAAAAACAAACAGTAACCCATCCAAGAAACTAAGTGAGTCACACAGCAAGAAGAGAAGCTTGTTTAGTGGTGGCTCCAAGAAGGCCCAGAAAAGCCTCACATTGTACCTAGGAGATATTGATGTCGAATAACCTTCCCCGAAGACCAGTTCGTTTCGTTGAACAAAACGAAGAGCTGTTGAAGTCCCAAGAGGGCATCGCAGGTCAGAGACAGGGCGCGACTGACTTCAGTGAAGATCAGCCAGTGGCTCAGATCTCTCGCCCAACTGCCCAGTATCGCACCCCAATCGACCGCGTTAGCGGCAACGAGTTCTTCCGCCGATACCTTTCTGGCGAACTCGACATGGGATACGCAGTCAGCAAAGTTGTTGATGCTCTTCACCGCGCCAAAGATGGTGGCGGAGTAGACCAGCTAAACAACGAGGAAAAGACTTGCCTAAGCATTCTCTTCCCTCAGCAGTTTCATGGTATGGAGAACGCCTATGTTTCCGGTACCATCGCTGCAGTACAGCTTAGAATTCAACCAGAAGAGATTATGGCAATCCGAGTTGAAGTAGCTAAGCACGTACAGGAAGAGATGAACTACAACGCCGGTCGCGGTGGTGGTTCTGCCGCAGGTCGTCACCAGACTCGTTCGTAATATGAAAGTCAAGACAAATCTCTCGGCTGAGGAACTAAACCTCGTCAGCAAAGGGCTGAGTCGTCTTGCAGCTAAACAGCAGGAGGACGGCCAGTTCGTCCCAAACAACGCAGCGGAGAGAGAGCTGCTAGCCTCAGCTACCGACTCGCTGGAGGAAATGCTGCTTAGTCTGAAATACCAAGTATCTGAAATGTTCAAAGGGGAGTGAAAGGCCGTATGTGCGTTACCTTCTAGTTCTCCTACTCGTTCTTTGCAGTTGTAATCACCTCCCCAAACCTGTTATACCAGGGAAGCAGGTAGGCAACTCTTCGAACTCAACGGTTGCCTTGGTAGCCCCTACTAGCTTCTTTGATAAGGAAGGAGACCAGTGGGCTTTCTGCACGGGCTCCTTTATTAGCGAATATGAAGTATTGACGGCCAATCATTGCGTAACAGAGATAGGCGATAGAATAAACGTAGCCACCTATAGCGATTACGCGGCTACAGACGGAACCTTCGAGAAGAGACACTTCACAACGTTCCAAGTAATAAAGATGTATAAGTCAGCGGATCTAGCGCTGCTTAGGATTGTAAAAGAAGAGAGATCACGTTTACCTGCCCACTCGGTTATTCACGTTGGGCACAGAGCCCCTCACGTAGGGGAGAAGGTCTACATCGTAGGCCACCCAAACTCCGCCCTCTGGTCGTACACAGTTGGTATCGTATCAAGCGGGATTAGGCTCATTGAGAAGTTCGGAAAGTCAAGCAAGTTCTTTCAGCACCAAACCCCGGTTTTCGAGGGTAACTCAGGTGGACCAGTAATAACCATGAATGGGGAACTCGTAGGAGTAGTATCTCTTTACACCCCAGGAGTCAGTCAGCTAAACCTCTCAGTCCACTTGGACGAAATTAGAGAGTTCCTAGGAAGAAAATAACATGTCAGAATACAAAGATTCGCCCAAGCCATTGCGACAAAGTGACCCTAACCCCCTTTTCAAAGAGGCGGATGATGGTTATGTTATCAAAGGTAGGACAGCGATTGAGCGACAAAGAGATGCCGATGGAACTGGCTATTCTTCCCGCCGCCCAAGCTCTGTTGAACCTAAGGACTACAGCCTTTACGTTGAGGCGGACAAAGTCAGCAAGTCTAAGTCCCTCTCCACTAAAGAAGAGATTGACCCAGACGAGGTAATCAAGTCCTACATGACCAAAGCCTCGTTGCCCCCAAACCCAGCTTTGGACAAGGGCTGCGATGAAGACGACGAAGATACCGAAAAAGCTGTGGTTTCCGTAGACGGGAAGAAGCCAAGCAGCCTGGATGTCATCACCAGCACCCCTAAAAAACCCAAAGCTTCCACGGATCGCAACCGCACGGGGGGCCCAAACAACACTCCTCGATTTGGCATGGCCAACCTTACTACACCTAAGAAGTAAAATAAGATAAACGATGGACAATCGGTTAGCGTCATTACGCAGGATTCTGCGTATACACATCAATTGGCTGACCGTAAAGTTGCTCGGTAAAGAGCTAGTCTCAAAAGAGGAGCTAGCTGAACTGAAGGACTACGGAAGGCTTGACCTGGGGGACGAGGTAGGACTTATAGAAAGTTCCTTCGTTCTTGGCCGTACCAGTGCGCTCTCCAAGAAATCCGAATATAAAGACATCACCCTAGAGAAGCTCTCGATGCTCAAGAAGAGAAAGTTCTCTTCCATCGAGAAGCTCGCAATTAGAGAAGCAAAGCTCCACGCCTCGCGCCGTCTTCAGATTCTGTCAGAAGAGGCTGCCGCTGGAGCTTTCGCGCGTGTGAACAAGGCCACCCAGGACCTCATCGCTGATGCCACCGCAAAGGACATCATCCAAGAGGAACTAGCCCTGGCCTTAGCTGAGAAGAAGACCCGCAAGCAGTTGGCCACCTCCGTAGGCAACAAGCTCGGCGCTGACCTCACAGCGGGGTTCCGCAAGCTACTCGTCACAGAGATGCACAGAGCCAAGACTCGTGGCGTTGCTATGGCGATTTCCAACAAGGTGGACATCTACTCCACCTCTGAGGGTGCGCAGTCTATCGTTAGCGTAGTTCCCAACAGGGGAGCATGCAAGGACTGCGAAAACCTGTATCTCTCAGAGACAGGCGATCCCAGAACATTCAAACTATCGGACCTTGTAGGACAGGGTACCAACGCCGACCCCGGCATTAGCCATGCCCGCACGCATGGGCTACACCTAGGCTGGCGTCCAGTTATGCCCCCGGCACACCCTAACTGCTTCTGCGAGCTGGTGTACGTCCCCGCAGGCATGGGCTGGAAGAACGGCAAGCTGGTAGTTGTAGACGAGCTAAAGTACAAGGAGCAAATCAGCAAGGCTGTTGACAAAAGCACCATGTCCGCTACGATCAAGCCTCATGGCGCACCAAGCAACCAGGGCGATAAGACACCCAAGCCTGGTAGTTTGCCAAAACTAGGAGGAGACGCTCCTGCTCTAGATGTATCCGCACACGCATCCACCCCAGAACCCACACAACAACAGCAAGAACCTGCTGGAGACTCTAGGGAATATGATTACTGGGCACCAAAGTCAGGAGTCCCTCCTACAGGAGAGGGCTGGGAACAAGCAGAGGATAGCCAAGCATGGAGGCGTCCTAAGGGCTGGGCCGATGTAGGCGAAGGCGAGGACGAAGGCAACGAACGACCAACTATGTCCCCGGAAGAGAACATCGTTGCGAGACAGAAAGTAAAGGACTACAGCCACAAAGAGCACTCAGTTGCCGAAGCCAAAGATCACATCCAGAACGGAGAAGTAATCAACTCTGTTTCTATGAAAAAGATGGAGGAGTCAGGCGAGGGCTTGGCAGGCATAAATGATACGTTCAAACAGGACATAGCCGGAAACGGATCAAAGCTTACGAAGCCAGGTAACGCAGCGTTCGGCTCTGATATTCAAAGAGAAGCTTCTGCGTATTCGGGCTTTGTTCTGGGCGGATGTGGCGACAGATGCTCACCCACCTTTATCTCAACTAAGGACAAGCAACCATCCAGTGGTATGGCTTGGCTGGGTGACTACCGCAATGCCATGACAGCCATCGACAGTATTTACCACCGTCCCGAAGGTCCTTCGAAACGAAGTGATGCCGAAAACCTAGTTCAAGGCCTACTAGATATGGCTCCAGACAAGGACGCAGCTGTTGAACAGATGTCCAGGATAACAATCATGGACATGGTTCACAACAACACTGATAGGCACGTTGAGAACCTTATGGTTAATGAGGACTTCTCGGACATACAAGCTATTGACCACGGCTATTGTTTTGAGCCAGGACTTCAGTCATATAAAAGCAAAATACATCAGGGGTTCAATGCCACCGGCAGGCACTTGAAGATACCCGCCAGTGTGCGGGAGCGCCTTGAGAAGACCTCCTATGGTGACATGAGGCAGGCCCACGGCGATCACCTCCAGGAGTGGCAAATAGCTCAGACCTATATGCGCATGCAGTATGTTATGCACATCGCTGACGAGAATGATGGCAACTTGCCCTATGACGCTTTCCAAGGCGATTACACAAAGGATCGCCTAATAGGCAATGCTCGCTTCGAAGACTTTATGGTAGACTGGATTGATACCCACTCAGCAGATCCAGACAGCCCGCACCACGCCGCAGCAAAGCGCTTCGACCAAGTAGGAGTGTTCGTAGATCCTGCCAACGTCAGAGCCGAACCATATGTTATGATGACAAGGCTGGGCGTAGGAGAGAACTATACTTACGAGCAAGAGGTACGGTCAGAGAAGGCCGCCGCCGAGGCTTATAGAAACCCAGGTGCCCCGTGGGTCTTGGCTGCTAAAAACAAACAAGATGACATGATAGAGGCCATCAACGCTCCTCAACTAAAAGAGGCTAAAGCTAAGCAGGATGCTGCGATGAGGATCTACCAAGACGCTCAGCATGAGATCTTTGAGTTCAAGAGGCTCAATAAAGATCCAAACGATGAATATTGGGCGATGCAGGAAGCAATTCAACCTTTAGCCAAAAAGTACAAAGAGGCTCGGAAAGAGTTCGTCGATTTGAATACTAAGACCGAAAACCTAAAGACCCGAGAGCGCCGCATGTTCAACATCGTTCCTGAAGGTTTCCGAGAGAAGTTCGACGAGCTTGAAGAGAAGGTTAACAACGCTAGGGAGGATAGGCGTGTTGGCAGGCGTGGAGCCAGGGCCTATAGAATGGAACACGGCACGAGGGTTAAGTCACCAGCGGAGATAGAGAAAGAGAAGCGCCACGGCGCACCTGAAGGCTTTAAGGCGTGGCAGAGTGAGGGCAATAACGCTGATGGTGCGACCACGGAAAGGGACTAATAAATGGCTGAAGAAGAGACAAAAGAGAACGAGATTGAGTTCATTGCTTACGGCAAGAATGAGGAAGTCGTGGGAACCGTTTGGTGGAATGGCAAGAAAGTGGACTCAGATTCACACATATTGCTTGGAAGATTACGAGACCTTGAAGTTAAGGGTCTTACAATAGATGATGGGGTAGAGTTCTTGAATGAACTCCCCGGTAGATTCAGAAGCTACCTGACAGCAAGGAAACTATAATGCTACGTAAATGTATATATGGAGGAGGAGATGGCTGCTCACGCCAGGGCGGGGATGGTTCTCTCCAGCATGGTAATACTTTTGTCCATCGCTACCCTACTATTGAAGAAGCAGGGAGGCCTGTGGGCTCCTTCGTAAAGTCTGCAAACCCAGCGGATGAAACCCCTCAATCTATCGCAGATTTCACTATTGCCTTTGATGAGGATAACACTTCTGCTATTATGTCATTAGTTCTGTCAAAGAGCATTGATGTAGAAGAACTCATCAAGTCGCTCTATGACTTCGACCTGGAGACTGAGGAAGGCATCGAGAAGTTGCTTGAGCTTCTTCCAATCATGGATCCAGATATCGTTGTTGAGATGGTAGAGAAGATTTGGCCTGGGTATACTGTAGATCAAGCAGACCCCGACCTCCTAAGAGCCGAGATTAAAGGCTATCTCTTAGACTATCTAGGAGAGGATGAAGATGCATCTATTTGAGATTACACTCACATGCTCTGCTGCAGGAGCCATAGTAGCCTGGCTCTGGTCACTCCACAAGGTAAAGATGATGGAACACAATCTGGATAGCGCTACTTGTCTTGTTAGGAAGAGGACAGTGGCCCTCCACAACCTGGAGAAGTTGATTGAGAACAGCCTTACCGCGTTCTCCCAACTAGAAGTATTCGCAGAAAAGACAATAGACGGGATGGTGGTAGTGAAGGATATAGATGAGGAAGATTCCCACTTCGTTTATGCCAACCCGGCTATGAGTGAAACATTAGGCTACACACAGGATGAGCTTATAAGCCGTCCGTGGAGAGATTTCTTGGTAACCACATCGAAGGATCAAGCCGACAAGCTAGACCAGCAATGCTGCGGGGTTCTAGCTGAGTACCGATGTAAGAGTGGAGAGAAGAAGCTACTTTCTGTTTCGTCCTGCCCTGCTGATGAAGAGGGCTATGTATATGCTGTTTTTAGAGAGATAAAGTAATGGCCAACAAAGCAGACCTTACAGGAGGAAATGGTTGGCAAGAGTATCAGCGTTTGGTCCTTTACGAATTGAAAGCCCACACCGACACCCTAGCGGAGTTTGGTGCAGAGCTTACGACCGTTAAGGTTGAGATCGGTATGCTCAAAGTTAAGGCAGGCCTATGGGGTTTGCTAGGCGGTTTGATCCCTGTGGCTATCGCTGTTGTTTCTAAGATGGTAGAATGAGTCTAAACGAACGACAATTCAATACTATGGATTTACTGGTTCTAAAGAACCTACAGCAGCTTGGTCCCAAAACCAAACTACAGCTCATGCAAAAAGGCGTACATTCGGCAATGGTCAATCGCCTCGAAGAATTAGGTGTTCTCACCAAAGAACACGACCCAGCAACAAACCTAAACTACTACACGGTGAATAATGACTGTTTCGACACGGGGACATAAAGGACACGCGCATCGCTGGACTCTTAGACAGGGTCCTCAGATCGTTTCGTCCGTAACAGAAGGTGCAGACCACCGGCACGAGGTAAGAGGCAACCTATCTGGTCCTCCTATCACTGTTGGTGATAAGCATATTCACGAGTTGATGATGGATCACATACTTGTGCAATCGGGACCTCCTGTTGAGCAGTCAGAGGCTAAGAAAGATATGGATGACTACGGAACAGGCCTAGGCACTCCTAGGGACCTAAGCAAGGGCATGATGCCTGACATGGTGGATCCAGATCACTCCTACGTGTTCAAGTCTGGTGAGTTTGGTCTATACGATTACTGGTACATTGACAACTTCCACAACTACTGGAAGTACTCTAACGCGCCGGAAGGCACCCCAGACTACGACCCAACTCTTGGCATTCCGCTAATGGCTAAGGACCAGCCCATGCCAGCAGAGAACCCTCAGTTCTTTACCGCAGATGGCCAAAAGCGCAGCCAGGCAGTTCCCCCAGATATGATGCCTGAAGAGAACCCAGACTACAACTCCCTAGACCCCAGAAACATTTGGTATGAGATGTACGAGCGCGACGTTGATCGCCGCTACATCTACTTGGACTCTGACGTTCGAGAGAACCTAGACCTGTGGGTTCAGTACCAGCTTCGCGTCACAGACGCCAATATTCCAAAGCTTCGTAACTTCGCGAGAGAAAAGTTCACATCCGAACACCCCAAGGATAGGGTCATAGGGGCCATGCTTCTGCTTATGGATCAGGGCCTTTATGAGCTTGAGGAGCTGGCGGAAGCCACAGTCTCCGACCTGTCTTTCATCGACAAGACTGTGAAGCTACTAGGACGCAAGTTCCTTTGTGACCCAGACCTGCTTGACTTCTTGACAAGCCTGCAAGGCCCTAGAGACCCTGCAGCTCCTCTGTTTAGCATTATCTCTATGCAGGGAGAAGGAAAGCTTGGCGTAAAGCATCTAGCTTCCATCTTCAAATACCTCAGGGTATCTCCAGCCTACCTCCTCTCCTGGCACGCCAGCCACATCTACTCGCGCATCATCAACCGCCTAGCCTTTGAGGACTTCGATCCTGATGAAGTAGACGGAGAAACTCTTAGTGAGTTGAAGAGAGTGTTTGGGACCCAGAAGGATTTGCAGTATCTGGTAGACCCCAAGCTCAGAGACTTACTGCTTGAAAACTACGGCACTACCGTCCAGAAGAGTATTGTGCCGAGAATCGACGCAGACGACTATACTGCTCTCACCGTGTTCTCCGACCTTGTAGGTCGCCGGGACGATGAGATTGAGTTCTCCACCTGGCTCCACGCCCAGCCTATGCACGACATATCTCCAGAGGAGCAGGCAGAGGTTGACGCCGCTGTAGCAGCCTCTAATGAAGAAGCCGCCGCAGAAGAAGAAGGCGAAGACAGCTCCGGTACGGATGCAGACGGCAACATAGTGGAATCAGAAAACGCCGACCAGGAAGCTGGGGCAGTTGACACTGACCAAGAAAAGGTGGCAGAGTAATGGAACTAGATCTATTTGACTCCTGGGAGCCTATCACGAAAGCAAGGAAGCCCCTTGGCCTAGAGAACTGGAAGCGCCTTTCCCACATGGCAGAGCAGCTAAAGGGCAAGAAGGCAGCCGACCTGACCTTCACCACCAGCTACCCTGGCCACGAGGGCAAGAAGAAGACCCTAGGGTCTATTGAGGGCAACCTCCATTTCCTTCTGGGATATGGCAACCCTGCCTTCCACTTTGCCCCCTACCACTGGATGGTAATGGATCCTAACCTCAATGAGGAGGATGCGCTCATTCTCCACAGCACCAAGGGCCACCCTTCCCGACCAGAGCTTTGGGAACGCGCAGAGCTTGAAATGGACGACGAGGGGGATCAAATCGAAGGACAGCCCCATCCATCCGTAGCTGACGTTCGTGAGATGGTCAAAGTTGCCAGAGCCAAGAAGGCCGAGAGCATCACCGTCGATTCGGGCATAGGAAACTACACAGCCATTCCATCTGAGGGATTGGTCTACGGCAACCACAACGACCACTCATACTCCTGGGCCATGGTCAAGGACTCCTTCTTCGCTGCAGCCAATCCTGAGCTGATGGAGAAGATGAACGAGGCTCAAGAAGCCCACACTGCTATGGAAGCAGAAATCTCCTACACAGCAGAGCCAGAGGAAGAGACCTCCGAAGTTCCTGAGATTCCAGAAATGGTCAAGCACATCGCTTACCAGTACATGGGCGAGGCCTTCGAGGACACAACCTACTCGCTAGTCAAGTCCCACTTCCCTGTGCCTAGCTCAACGGTCCCCGTAGAGTCAGTCAAGGGTACGACTCTGTATGGGGTGGTTACGACCAACTCCATCGACTTCTACGATAGAGAGGGCTGCCCAGTAAACGTTTCTGTGTATGATATCCCCTTCACCAGCTTTGACCTGACCAAGGGCGGTAATATGTTCGCCAGCGTGGTTCATAGCTTCGGAGCCAAGTACTTCGGTATTACTCCAGACCTCGCGCAGTATGTAGTAGAGAACGCCCCACCGCAGGCCCCTAGGGTGCTTGAAGCTGAGGCTTCGCCCAACTTCGGTGATGTTGGCGGGACCTACGCAGACCTAGAGAACCTAGACAAAGCAATAGTCATAGAGGAAGACGGAACCTATCGGGTGGTGGTTTAATGAGTAATACAGTATTCCTAGCCTGTTCCAAGTGCCACGAGATGGTCATCAAGAGCATTGATGGCGAGATCAAGATGAGGACCAAGATTCTCCTCATCTCTGAGGAAAAGGGAGCACGCGCCGTCTGCAAAGGATGTGGGGACGAGATTCCTATCCCTGTAAAGCTGGACGTTGACATGGTGAAGTCCCTCGCTCAAGAACGTTCACCTTCCCTTTATCTACGGTCTTTCGACAAAAAGTAATCTTTTTAGTTGACAGTACGATAGGATGTTATATACTTAGTAGTGAAGCTTGAGGTCTCCACCTTATAGAGGGCTTCTGTACAGAATAGCCTTCTCCACAAAGGGAGTTACTTGACACCTATAAAACGTGTCTAGTGCTCCCTTTTTATTTTAGACTACAAGGTAATACTCAATATGCAACATGGCTGGACTGACGAAGACACATTCACATTCTTCATGCCCGCGACCGCTCTTGAAGTAAAGAAGTCTGGAAAAGGCAAAGACACCAAGCGTTGGATTCAGGGAATCGCTTCCACTGACTCCCGCGACTTACAGGGTGAAATTGTCAAGCAACACGGCATTGACTTCTCATACTTCCTGAAGCACGGGTACTTCAACGATGATCACAAGACCGGACCTGAACACAAGGTCGGGCAACCTACTGAATGCAAAATCACCAAGAACGGTATGTGGGTGAAGGGTTTTCTCTTCAATAGCCACAAGAAGGCAGACGAGTACTGGGAGCTAATGCACGCTCTCAACGAGTCTGGTTCCACCCGTCAGGTTGGTTTCTCTATTCAGGGCAAGGTAAAGAGGCGTGCGGGCAAAGAGATTGCCGAATGTTGGATTCAAGACATCGCACTAACCCCCGCACCAGTAAATACAACTACGTGGGCAGAGATTGCAAAATCCTTGTCTGCAGATAAATGGGCACTAACTAAATCTGACGTTGCTGATGAAGCAGAAGAGGATGAAGAGAAGGCATTAACCGCAGGCGGTGGATCACCGCTTGTACCAGAGAGTCTTGAAGGTGGCGTCAAAAAGGATCGCACTAGCAAGGCATTAACCTACGACGAGACTGTAGATCACCTCCAGAAGTCCGAAGGACTAACAGAGGAAGCTGCAGTGGCTGTCGCAAATGTAGTGTTTGAGCTTTTTTAAGGAGCAATCAAATGAGTGAAAAAACTGTAGCAGAAGAGAGTGTCTCAAAGGCACTTGAAACGCTCCAGGATCTCGCAAAGGGCCACAGCTCACGCGGCACCGCAACGACTGATGTAGAGTCGATGCGAGATGCTGGCGCAGGCGCTGGTTCCGATGGTGGATCAACTCAGGTATTCCATACGCCAACCAACTCTGACCCAGGAACATGGGCCGGAACAGGACAGCGTACGTCACCTGAGGATGGAGCAACAGACGGTATTGACGAGAACGGAACGGACTATTCCGGTTCCGCAGAAATGGTCAAGTCCGTACTAGCCAAGGCAGCAGCAGGGGAAACCCTTGATGCAGTAGAGAAGGCCGTTCTTTCCGCAGTAATCGAGAAGGGTATGTTCGACAACTTCTCCGGTACTGGCAAGAAGAGCGTCTCTAAGGCAGCTGACTGTGATGACAAGGACGACGACAAGGATGACGACAAGGACGACAAAAAGAATCCTTTCGCCAAGAGCCTTCTTGAGAACGAAGACGTTTCCAAGGGTCTTGAGGTTTCGTCCTTCCTAGCTGGCTGGGCCAACGTAAACAGCGATGCACTTTCGGGTGTTGAGGCTCGTCTTACGAAGTCCCTCGAAGGCGCACACGCGGAGCAAAACGGATACAATGCAGAGCTTGCGAAGTCAATCGTAGGTCTTGCAGAGGTTCTTACCCTCCAGTCTCAGCGCATCGAGCAGCTTGAGAGCACGCCAGCGCGCGCTCCTAAGTCCGCAACGGCCGTTGAGAAGAGCTTTGGCGCAGGCGGAGCAGCAGCACCTGAGGGTGAGCAGCTTTCGAAGAGCCAGGTTCTAGGCACCATGACTGAAATGGTTCAGTCGGGAGATCTCAGTGCAACTGAGGTCGTTAAGTTTGAGTCCACAAATGTCCTCGCATCGGACTTGGACGCTAAAATCCGCGCATACCGTACCGGTAGTCGCTAATAGAATCTATTAGGAGAATATAAAATGACTATTGGTCTTTCGTCCTTTCAGAACTCAACGTCAGGTATGTCTGGTTTCGGTGCAGGAACCGATCAGGATATCGCTGAGCTGAGCAAAGCACTTGAAGCTGGTTACCAGACCGGCGCAGGTAAAACAGGTGGTTCCGCACTTCGTGTCGAGTCCCTTGAAGCATCACTTAAGGTGCTTACCTACACCTCCTCCCATATTAAACTATGGAAGAAGATCCCCAAGAGCCCAGCTTACTCGACCGTTGAGGAATACAACCAACTAATTAACTACGGTGGAAACCAGAATCCTTTCGTTCAGGAAGGTGAGCTTCCACAGGCTACCGACACTTCGTACGCACGTCGTGTTCAGCTTGTTAAGTTCCTTGGTACCACCCGCGAGGTCACGCATCAGGCGTCCCTTGTCCATCCAGCTCATGGCGACTTGATCGCTCTTGAGAACCAGTCGGGCATCCTTTGGTTGCTCGAACAAGTTGAACGTAACTTGTTCGCTGGTGACTCCTCTCTCTCCTTCGATGGTGAAGCAGAGCAGTGGGATGGCCTTGACTCCTTGATTGATGCATCGTCCGTTCTCGACTTGGAAGGTAACTCCATCCAGGAAGCAGACATGGAAGAGGCAGCAAACGAGATCATCGAGAACTACGGTTTCCCAACCGACATGTTCCTCGGTACTCGCACGATGTCCGACCTTGTAAAGACGTTCTACCCTCGTGAGCGCGTCTCCCTACCTGCACCACAAAATGGTCAGGTTGGTCAGTCCATCCAGACAATCAGCACCCAGGCTGGCGTAATCGAGTTCAACCCTGACGTATTCATTCGTCAGACCTCGACCCCACCTGCAGCTGCAACGTCTCCAAATGCTCCAGCGGCTCCAGCGATCATCGCTGCGATTACGCCAACTGGCACATCTGGTGACCACAACAAGGGTGCCCCAACCGGTACCTCCAACGTGAACTACGTCGCAACGGCTTGTAACCGTTTCGGTGAGTCCGCTCCTTCCCCAGTTCAGGCTGCGGTTGAGGCACAGACTCAGGTTAACAAGGACGCCGGAACTTACCTTCCTGTCTCTGTTGATAACGCACCTTCTGTTGGTGCCTTCCCAGCTGAATACCTTCGCATCTACCGCTCGTCTGCAACTCTTGCAGCTGGCGTTCCTACGGATCTTTCGGCTTACGCCCTTGTCGCTCAGGTTCCAGTTGCCTCCCAGGCAGCCTCAGGTACCACAGTCTGGAACGATGAAAACCTTACCCTACCATTCACGTCTACGGCGTACTTGGGTGAGCTTACACCATCGGTTCTTACATTCCGTCAGCTCATGCCTATGATGAAGATGGACCTTGCAGTTCTCTCCCCAGCTTACCGTTGGATGATTCTTCTGTACGGTACTCCAATCCTCTTCGCTCCTAAGAAGTGGATTCGCATGATCAACATCGGTCGTCTCGAAGTTCGTTAAAGGATAGGTAGGGGCTAGGAATCATTCTAGCCCCTGCCCCTTGTTTTATGGCTAAGTGTCAATGGTGTGATAAAGAACTTCCTTCAAATAATGAGGAAGTTAACTCTTGTGGCTCTTGCCTATTTCGATCCCGAGAAGAAGCTAATAAGGCTTCGGACGAAGATGGAGATACAAACCCAGAAGGTGTCAAGGTAAACTTTGACCTTTCTGGACTGGGTGAGGATAAGAAGATATCCAAAGCCAAGGGTAAAAGAGCAGGAGAGATTAGATCTACCGTGTTCGCTAACTCCATGAAACCGGAACATCCACAAACGAATCAGGAGATACTGATGAAGAGAGTGAAAGTAAAGAGTAATAGCATTCGCGGCAAAGTTCTTGTCGTGGGTGATTCATTAGTTCTTAACTTCGATGAGAATGGTGTCGCTGAATGTTTTGCAAGCGATGTCCCTCAGATCAAAGCCTACTCCCGTGTACGCCCTAACAGGATCGCGGTAGTCGAAGAGGCCCCTAAGAAGGCCGCTCCAGCCCCAGCTCCAGCCCCTGCTCCAGCCCCTAAGAAGGAAGAGAAGAAGGAAGAGAAGAAGGCTGAGGTCAAGGTTTCGAAGCCTAAGAGCGATAAACCTAAAGAAGACAAACCCAGCTTCTTCAAGAAGGCAGCCCCTAAGAAGGCAGCCCCTAAGAAGGACGTTGAGTAAGGAATATAATCATGGCAAGAGCAAGAAAAGTCGTAAGCGACCAGAACAGCCAGGAGTTCGATGAGCTTCGCCGCCAGTTTAACAACCTACTAGCTATTATGGAGGCAACCACTGATTTCAGTACCCTTCAGACAGCTATCACAGCCGGTGTAGACGCCGCTGATACAGGTCGTGAACTTAACGGTGTTCGTCCAACCCCAACCCATCCTCGCCGTCCCCGTAATCTGGAGACTGAGGAATTGGGTACTGACTACTAAGTCGTAGACATAAGAAAATAATACCATACCCTCCTCCCCCTTCTAAAGGGCAGGGGGGTATTGTATTTTAAGCCCCTTGATGCTACAATGAGCTAGTATCAATTTCCACTCCTATAGAGAGTTTTAAATTATGTCGTGTGTAATACTCTTACAGAGCACGCCGTCAACCGTCGCGGTATACCTTGAGTTGACCGCTGGTGGCGCTGCCACAGGTCTAGTCTATTCTGATGTTACCGTAGACCTGCAGAAGGCTGGTGGCTCTTTTGTCAACAAGAGCCCCCTGACCACAGCTAACGCCGCTGCCACTATAGGCACTGGTGCTAATGGAGCTGTAGACATCACAGCAGACGGGTTGCTAACAGGAGCAGCAGGCAACGCTGCCACAGTTCAGGTAGTAGATCCCTCCCCAACCAACGGAGCCCTTTCTGCTGTTGCAGTAGGGGGTGTTCTTACAGTTACCCTTGCAGTCGCCGCTGGTGTCCTTGACACAGGGTCTAACACGGCTGCTCTAGTAGCTACTGCTATCGACGCGCTTGACGACTTCACAGCCTCTGAGACCGGAACCGGAGCTGACTCTCTCACACTTGATGAGGGTCCTACGGCTTTCACTGGTGGTGTTGACTTATTCAATGAGATTGGGAGCGGTTGGTACAGCGTCTCTGTTTCGGCTACTGATACAGATACCCTAGGAAATATGTATGTAAGGGTATCCTCCGCCACCACCAAGACCTCCCTCACCCCGGCTTTTATTGCTGTGGCTGCCCCAGCCCCTACGGCCACTCTGAACATTGGAACTACCCTGTTGTTCGGCTACATAGTAGACGCTCAGGGAGCACCACTAGCAGGAGCCGCTGTTTCCGCCAAAGTTCTAGCTACCCCATCCGTGGGCTACTCTGTAACAGAGGGCTACGTGCAGGGCACCTCCTTAGTTACAACTAACACTGACGCATCTGGGTTCTTTCAGATCTCCTTGGTGACTGGTTCGCAGGTTGATTTCTTCATCCCTTCGTCCAACTACCGCCGCACATTAGAAGTGCCCACGACCTCACAAAACGTTTTCGACATTCCCTAGGAGCTTAGATGGCTACTCCGACAGCAATTGAAGTCTCCGTAGACGCGGAGGAATACTCCCGGTATGAAACAGGCAGAGACACCATCACGGTAACTCTGGCTATTTCTGGGGGCGCTCCCTATACAGCAGAGCAGGTTTTCGTGGACCTTGTAAAGGCCCGTAGATCCAGAGATGCTGTTGTGGCTACCTCCACAGCTACCTTCACCAACACCGCTGATCCACAGATGACGGTCGTTGAGTTCTTCCTACCGGACATCGTGGACCAGGACCTTATCAGTCTTATCCGCCATGGCCAGTACTTCATCCAGGCTACCAGCGTAACAGACGACACCATTACGGCCACTACCGACGATTTTGACATCAGCATCGTCACTGTAGAGCGCCTGAAGAGTGACTTCCTGTTCGGCCTAGATCTATCCGCAACAGAGATTAGAGAGCCAAAGTTTCAGCCCCAAGAGATTACCGGCGTAACCATTGAGGAGCTATCCAAGACACATCCCCTTGGTGTGGGCAATTTGGGTTACGTCTATAATGAGGATGATACAGCAAACGCTACCGCCTCTATTGGAACCGGCGCTGATGGAGTGGTCACCATCACAGCAGAAGGGGACCTCGCCGGATCTGACGGAAACGCCTATACGGTGTCTGTTATTACGACAGCCGGAACTCAGTCACTTTCCGCTGCTGTAGTTAGTAACGAGCTTCAAGTAACCCTAGCCGCCACAGGCGGAGTACTCGACGTTGGTGCCAATACCGCTACTCTCATAGCAGCTGCTATTGGTGCTCTTGATGATTTTAGCGCCGTAGCTTCAGGCACAGGCGCAGACGAAATAGTCGCCGCTGAAGGCCCCTTCCAGTTCTCTGGTGGAGCCACCACTGTCATACGTCAGCTCAACTGGAATGCAGGCCCCCTAGTCAGCATCTCTCAGGCTGGCGTCTACATCCTTCTATCCGGCAACGGTGGAGGAGGCGGCAACGACTGCGCAGGCGCAGGCGGAGTGCTCGCTATCGGTGACGGTCGCGAATACATTTGCGTGCGCGTAAAGAGCGCACTACTAACTCCTTCCGCAAGCGTCACTGAGGCCATCCTCATTGACAAGAAGAAGATGGACGATGACTCCATCAAGCGCTACATTTGCCAGGCTGTTTCCTGGGTGGAAAAGGACTTCCTTGCCACCTATGTAGAGCCAACCAACGTGGTGACGGACAGAGATCCTACCACAATCCAGTACTCTGCGGGCATCAATGCCCCGGCCCCTATCTTCACAGATACGGACTTCGATTACATCGTGAGCCCCTTGACCTACTTCGTTCCACGAAGCCAGGGTAAGTGGGTTCAAATCCAAACACCGTACCCGCAGCTTCTCCGTGTAGACAGCCTGTTTGGTGCAATCGCTAACACTCGTGTTATCGACATTGACCTAGAATGGATCGAGCACTCTGAACAGGGTGGCATGATCCAGTTGGTCCCATTTAACCAAGAGATTGCTTTCGACTTTATCGGGCTTCTCTGGGTGAATGCTATTAGAGGTGCAGCCGAGCTTCCGAACTTCTGGCATTTCAATGCCATAGTCGGCTTGCGTGAAGCAAGCTGCGATATTCAGGAGCTTATCGCAAAAAAGGCTGCTGTTGATGCCCTCGTAATGGCCGGTCAGGCGCTGCGTCCTGGCTTGGGTTCTGTTAGCCTCTCACGAGACGGTGTCTCCGAGAGTGTTAGCTACCTGAACTCCGCTACATACGGAATGTTCACAGGAACAATCAACTCATATAAAGAGTGGATTTCAGACCATGGCAGAGAGCTTAGAGCTAAGTACCGTGGTGTTACAATGGTTGTTGTGTAATGAGTATCTTAGGCGTAGACTTTGACTTCGCCCGACTGGAAGAGCTGATTGAGGCTCGCGGGGACGAGGTTATCCTAGAGACAGCAGTTGCTTGCACCTGCCGTAATGGTGACCTGCACTCTGCACTCATCTCCCGAGAGGGCCGACCAGCCAACCAGAGAAGCCTAGCCTGCCCACAGTGTATGGGTGACGGCTTCCTTTACCGCAATGCCCGCAAGGTCAGAGGCCTTATGACCTCCCTTGACCCAGGCAGGAACCGACAGCTATACGAGATGGGTTACGCCGTTCCTGGCGATGCCACATTCTCCCCCTCCCTACGAGCTGGCTTCCTCACAGACTTTGACAAGATCACATTCTGCACAGCTATGCCAGTAAATGAGGGACAGGTCATCCGTCGTGGAGGCCACACCTTCGAGGACAACGTTCAGTACGTCACCGACCTGGAAACCAACGAGGACCGCCTCTGGTACCGCCCAGCCTGCTCCATCTGGTGCGAGGACAGCAACGGCGTGGTTTACACCCAGGGTTCGGACTTCGTGTTCGAGTCCAAGAAGATTCAGTGGGTTGGAAACCAACCAGACCTTGGAACCTTGTTCACCGTCAAGTTCACTGCCTACCTTGAGTGGGTAGCCTACTCCTCTCCTTTCCAAAGGATTGATAGAGGACGAAGCCTCGGTCAGCGTGTGATGATTCGCAAGAAGCACGTCACGTTCACCACAGACAGTCCAATGGACAGCCCAGCTTACAGGGCTCAGAAAGAGGCAGACTTCACCACTAGGACCAAGATCTAATGGCTGAGTATGAAATAGTCAAGATTCACATCCCTGATACGTTGTTCAACGTAGGGGAGTTCGACGACGCTATGGATATGGTGCTTCACAAGATTGCCTGGGAAGCGGAGGATTTCTGGCGCACCCTAGCGGGTCAGAGACTGAAGACCACCAGAGAGCAGTATCAGAACGCGATCAAGACCACAGGCGCTTCCTCTGTGGGAACCATCTCCATTGTGTTGGACGGAGGCTTCCTACCCTGGGCCGTAGAGCAAGGAACCGGGAGCTACACTATGAATGTCAAACGAGGACAAATTGTCCCAATGAACATGAATAGGCAAATCATCTTCACCAGCCCAAGCTCTTGGGTAACAGGAACAGGTGAAGCGTGGAAGCATCCCGGCTTCCCTGGCATGAATATGGTGGACGATGTTATAGAGGAAATTCAGAACGTGATTGCTCCTAAATATATTGGAGAGGCATTGGACGAGCTATGAGTGTAATCCCAGAGGTAATACTACAGAAGGCCATTATAGCGGGCTTTAGAGCGATGCGAGAAGACAGTCGTATCCTTGACGCAATCTTCCGTCATATGAACCAGGATCAGCTCGATGCTATCAAGAGCTTCATTCTGGAGACCCCTATCGACTTCTCCATCAACTACCCTCGTAAAGAGCCCACCCTTCCCTCCTTGATATTACTTCTCAGAGGCGAGAGCGAGTCAGAGACCTTCCTGGGTGACGTTATGGGAGATCGCAGCGATCTATACGTCCCAGACCCAGAGCTGTCATATGACACCCTTGGGGGCAGCGGTGCCTCTACAAGCGGTTCTAGCGGCCTTCCTGTGAAGATGGCAGGGCCTCTCGGAGTCCAGTCTCAGACCAGTTCTGGCACAATCCTGTTTGACGATGACGAAGATATTACTTCTTTGGTGTCGAATATCCTTGAAAATCCTGTTGGATGCCTTATACTATATGTAGTAGAGGGCACTGGTGCTGGCGAGACTTACAATATACTTCGACTTAGAAGTGATGGTCTTGACATCGACGGTGCGTTCAACCCAGCCCTAGACAACACAAGCGTTGTCGATATTCGTAAACCAGATGATCCCATGCTTGCCTCAGGCGAGCCTAGCAGGGTCTACGATAGCGAAGGTTCCTACCTTAGAAAAGGTGTGAACTATGCGGCTAACTACAATTTGCATGTGTTAGCTGGAAAACAGGACGAGGTTATTTACCTATATGCGACAATGAAGGCTCTCCTTTTGTCGCAACGAGCATTCCTGGAAAGCCAGGGAATAATCAACTTAAAGATTGGCGGATCTGATTTCGCTCCCAGAACTGAGTTCCTACCTGATGAGGTCTTTCAACGAATGATGACCCTTCAGTTTGTTACCCCGTTTAGCTTCCTTGAAGAGCAAGAAGTCTTTAGTCAGATTCAGCTCAACTACGAAGTTTATGGTGAGACCATCGCTGGTTTCACTTTTACCCTATAAGGCGGTTGGTGTATGTCCGAAGACACTAAAAAAGAATATAAGCCAGAGTTTGAGCGCGAGTTCAAGTCTGTGGAAAAGAAGGTAGCCCCTAAGAAGGCAGCCCCTAAAAAGAAGGTAGCCCCTAAGAAGGCAGCCTCCGCCCCAGCCCCCTTTGTGAAACGATACAGTTTCGAGCAGTGGGCATCTCGTCGCGGCGTAAAGAATCACCATCGCGGTGGTCTTCGCGCATTTATCACCAACTCTAAGAAGTCTCGCACTCTATCTGAGTGGGATGCTTGCTTCACCGGCTATTAATAGGAGATAAGCTATCATGGCTAGATCAGTAACTTTCAATGGTATTACACGTTTCTCCCCTGGCGGAATCACTAAGATTAACGCAGCGGGCTTGGCGCAAGTTACCCTTTCCGACAATAGCATCGTTGGTATCGTAGGCGAAGCCGATGGCGGAGCTTCTGGTGCCGAGGGTGGACTAGTAACCCTTTTCGATCCAGCACGAGCTAGAGAGCTTTTCAAGAGCGGCCCAATCGTGGACGCCCTTGGTCTTGCCTTCCAGTCTTCGAACGACCCCGACGTTCCAGGCGGCGCTTCTCGCGTGCTTGTATACAAGACTAACGATTCCACAGCTTCCAGCTTGAGTCTCCCAGCAGAATCAACTGTGCTTGTAAACAGCGCTGCAGAGAGTGGTACTACTACTACTCTTGTTGACACCGTAGGACTTGCAGATTACACCTTGGACGACGACCCCCGTCTAGTTGGTAAGCGACTTGTAGTTGCTCCAGGTACCGCCCCTGCCGAGTCTGTCCTAATTACGGCTTACGACGCAACCGCTAAGGAGCTTACGTTTACCGCAATAACAATAATTGCAACGCAGGCTTACCTCATTATGGAGGTTGGTCAGGTAGAGGTTCAGGACTTCGCTGCTAGCGGCACGACTCTTACAGTCGTTCTGGCAAACGAGGTTATGGTTGCTGACGAACATATTGGTCGTTGGATGTCCTACACGGACGCTAGCGGAACCACTCTTCGCCAGATCACTGATAATGACACCACCACTCTTACGTTTAGCCCAGCACTCGCAGCTACTACCGTAGCAGGCGGCTACGTTCAGATTCTTGGCAGCTCTGTAGATCTTACCTCTAAGGACTGGGGCGAGCACACCAACGACATTACTGTTGATGTGGCCACCGGTACTGGCGCGGACACTAAGGTTGTAACTGTTACCTTCGAAGGCGAAGAGGAAGTATCCCCTGACCTCGGTGGCAAAGTACAGCTAAAGGTTCTTTACAAGGCAGGACAGACCACTACCGATACTGCCAAGACTGCCCCAACAGTTCCTCACACAGCTAGCTCCATTGAGATGACCACGGCTATGACTGCTAACGAGTACGCCGGAACTCAGGTTCTAATCAACGGTGAGTACACTGAAGTAGTTAGCAATACTACTTCGGTTATTACTCTAAGCCCAGCACTATCGGCTGCTCCAGCAGACCTCGATGATGTAAGTTTCAGAGGAACAAACGCTACCTTTACGGTTGGCGGAGCTGCAGGCGTTGCAACAGGTCTTACTACCGCTAACACGGCTTCCCCACTGGCTATTACCTTCACCACCGGTCAGACTCTTCGTCAGTTGCTTGCTGTAATCAATGCAGACGTAAACTACGAGGCAGAGGCTGGCCAGGGAGTCAACCCAGATACCACTTTGGTAGCTGACCTTGACTATGGTACACCTACCGCTGCAAGCGCTCAGGTTACCCTAGACTTGGCTGTTGAGGGTGCTACCCGCAACACAATGGCTGTTGTAGATTACTTGAACGACTTCTCCTCCTTTGTTAGCGCATCGCGCTCGGCAGAGACAGGAAGCACCGTTTCGGGATGCTGCCCTCCAGCAGACATCGCTGAGCCTCTCTACCTAACAGGTGGTGCTCGCGGTGACTCAACCAATGCGTTCTTCCAGGCAGGCCTAGACGAGCTTCTAAAGCTTCGTTGTAACTCGGTCGTTCCTCTAATCGACGAGGACCTTACAAACGAGGGCTTCGGCTCCACAGCAACAGTTGCTTCCGTAGCAGCCCAGCTTGCTGAGCACGTCGCGATTGCTCGCGGTACCGCTCAGGATAAGGCTGGCGAGCGCGGTGGCTTCATGGGCTTCCAGGGAACTAAGGACCAGGTTATCGCCCAGGCTAACGCTTTGAATGACCAGGACGTTGCTCTTGTAGCTCAGAACCCAACCGTTCTGAACTCCCTCGGCTCTCTCGAAGAGTTCGGTCCACGTATGCTCGCCGTAATGGCAGCTTCGATGCGCTCCGGTGTTACCGAAGTCGCAGAGCCCCTAACTCACAAGCTAATCCGTATCTCCGGTCTTACTCAGGACGCTTCCTGGGATCCAAACGACCTTACGGACGCAAATGAGATGATCATCAACGGTCTTCTGTTCGCAGAGGTCGTTGACGGTGTCGGAACCCGCTGGGTTCGAGACCTCACTACTTGGGTTGCAGACGATAACCTCGCCTACAGCGAAGGTAGTGTTCGGGACGCGGTTCGTTACGTAGCTTACGGGCTCCGTACGACTCTTGTAGAGCGCTTCACAGGTAAGAAGGCGGCTCCATCCACTATCGCTAACGTGAAGGATGCAGCTAACACTTTCCTTGAGACAGCTCGTCAGGATGACATTATCGTTGATTCTACTGACCCAGTAACCGGTTCGACCGTCAAGGCGTACCACAACCTAAAGGTGACATCATCCGGTGACACCGTTCGCATCAACGTTGGTATCTTCCCTGTCCCAGGGATTAACTTCCAGTTGAGTGATATTTTCCTACAGTTGCCAACGCAATCGTCGTAAAGCAGCTTTTTGATTGAAAGATACTAAGGAGTAATTAAAATGGCTATCACTTTAGACACAGTCGTTAGTGCTTATCTCACAGCACTAAAAGATGCGTTGACAACCGGTACCGATACAGGCGACCCAGGTGCCTATGCGGGTGACGTTCACGCTGCTGCGCAGAATTACATGCGCGCATCGGACTTGGCAACAGCAATCGAGCTTCTCTTCGAAGCTACGGAGCTTACAACCCCCCTGACAACTACAACCGGTGGTTCAACTACTACAGTGCTCGATACCAGCGCATTTGTTATAAGTGAGCAGATCGGTAACGTAGTTACTATGGTAACCGCTACTGAGGCCGCTATTGTAGGAGAATCTAGGACTGTTATTTCTAACACCGCAGACGCTCTTACTGTTGCCCCTGCATTCTCGGCAACCACTACGGTAGGCGACACCTACACGATTGCCAACCCACGGGCTGAAACAGTAGTTGCCAACCTTAGAAAGGGAACGTCAATCGCTGATGCGACCCCTGGTAATCCTTACGCAGACCAGAGAGTCGCAATAAACGCTTTGATGGTAGCGCTAGAGGCTTACGGTTCCGCTCCTGTAGAGCGTCTTATCAGCCGTGCAGGTCTTACCGCCCTAGCAGGCTCCACGGATACCGTGCTTCTCCTCTCGGAAGGCACCTACCGCGTTGACCAGTTCAAGGGCCATAGAGCAACCGTGACCGGCGTTGGTGCAGGATTCGTTGTAAGTAGCAACGAGAACTCTGTCACTCTTCGTGGTCCACTGCCATCTGCCCCATCAGGCGATGCTCTTGCTCTTACCATTCCTGTCAATGATTTTGGTGGCACCTCTGCTCCTAAGGTTGTGACCCATGCTGGTCCTCAGCCTGGCGAAAACGCATATCTGGCTCATCTCATTGACCAGCTGCAGACGGTTATTGAAGCCCTTACGGTGCCTTCATAAGTAATCTTTAGTGGACCTGGGGGCTGATCGTCGTCCCCTCCGAAAGGCCCCTGGGTTTACTTTTTCTCGATTCCGCTCTAAAAGAGTGCTATAGTATATTAGGAGTTTATAATGGCGTCACAAACATTTTCAGGAGCTAGAGCCATATTCCTGGTCAATGGCGCAGCTGTAGGTTTTGCAGGCGGAGTTTCCGGTGAGGAAATGATCGACTATGAGCCAATTGATGTGCTCAACTTGCTCGAAGTGCGTGAACACGTACCAGTCGCATACCGTACCAGTTTGAATGCTCAGATCTTTAGAGTCGTTGGTGACTCCCTCAAGGCCCAGGGCATTATGCCTGTTCAGAGTGATATCATCACTTCGGGTGACCTAGAGGCCGCTATCCAGGATAGCGTAACCGCCAACACCGTACAGTTGTTCCAGGGCGTTCGATGCTCCGGTCACAGCTTTGACATCACTGCAAGAGGCGTCGTCCAGGAAAACGTTCCGTTCGTAGCTATCCGCGTGATTGACGAGTTCGAGAATCCAGTATAAACTGGGTTAGGACTCGCATCTTACAAGTTCTTAAAGAGATCCTTATGCCGCCCATGTCGGGCGGTATGGGTCGTTCTCTCTATAAGGGGAAATAACAATGGTAGATCCAAGCCTACTGCACACCTTTAGCGTAGACGTTCCATCCGAACGTCGCAGGTATGCAGGAACATTTACGACAAAGAAACTAAGCATCCGTGACCTCTCGCAGGTTGGTGTTCGCAAAGTGCAGCTCAATGGTGGCATGCACTACGACTCCACCAAGCCGGGACAAGGCATTGATGCGGCCACAGATGAACTCAACTCTATGGTAGCCCATATGGAGCTGGCTCTTACTGCCGCTCCAGACTGGTGGAACCTGGATGACATCACAGACCCCACAGTGCTTACAGCCGTTTATTCGGAGGTGATCTCTTTCGAGAATACGTTTCTCGGACGAGGGCAAGCTTCTGGAGGAGCAGAGTCTGGAGTCAGCGGCCAAGAAGATAGCGCGTCGGCGCAAGAACAAGCCAACCCTGCTGGAAGTACTCAGCCGGTGGTGGTCGGACAAGTACAAGCTGCCCTCGAACCATGATCTGTTCCAGAGCAGCACAATAGTAGACCTGTTGTCTGAGTTCTGGGAAGACTACTATCGTGATAACCCACTAGCCGCCTCCACTAAAGAAGACGGTACGGTACAGTTTGAAGATACGGGAGATCCTCTTATCGACAAATGGGAAACCCAGTTGGCTAATGGAGAGATTCCAGATTACATGGAAGCTCTTAATGATGAGCAAAGAACTAAGCTCAACAACCTTAGAAAGCATGGTAGAACCCGGCACGGGCACCTTGTGAAGCCCCCGGCAACTCTAAAGGGAACGGCAGACTCAGTAGCGCAACAAGCCATAGACCAGGGTCTCAACGACCCAAACAACAAGCACTTTTACCCACTAAGGTTTAAAGACGACTAGGGACGGTTAGGCTAGAGAAAGACATTGCTAGATCCAACTAAAAAGATTGAAGTAGAGATTGTCGCTAAAAAGGACAAGTTTGAGGACGAGCTAAAGA